ACAAACCCATTTATCAAAAATAAAAATTTTTTCTCCCGAAATACACCCCCCACATACATGAACTACCTTGACTAAATCGAGCGAGCCTTGAATCAAACGACACGGGGTAGGTCCTCACAAATACTTCGATCCGCTTGAAGAACAAACTAAAGACACAACTAAACAGATGACTAATCGACAAAGATGATGAAACAAATTAAATTATTTCATCATCTTTTTCTTTACTTAAACAAAAGAAATACAACAACATTGATTCACTACATGTGCTTGCTTGGGCGGCGAGCGAGCGCTTGGCGCCGAGGCATCCTTTGTAAGTAGTATTGCAGCTTTTCTTTCTTGGATTCTGTCCAACAGCTCATGCTTGACTTTTCCTATAATCTATGATAAAATATATTTATAAGAAAGCTAAGGGAGAGCAAAAGCAATGAGGGAGCATGTGATAACTGTAACCTTTGTCAATGGTCAAGTGATGAACCGCACAACAGCAAATCAATATTTTGCTCAACATTTAATGAAGATGTTTGTTAAGCATGACAGGGTGGCAGATGTGCGGATGAAGATAGTCAGAGGTAAAGAAAGCTAGACAGAGCCAGGTCAATGGCTAAGCCAATGAGATCAACACAACAAACAAACGATCAACACAACAACATAATAATAAACAATAAGATAAATAAATAATAATAACAATAGAATAGATACATAGATAGTATGTAGGTAGGTAGGTAGGTAGAGGGGTGCGATGGTGGGTAGTGTAGTACGTCACTAACCACAGAGTATTTACCTAAGTAATACTAGTTCTATCTAGCTAGTAAGCACCGGTTGCCGCACACTTCACCACATTAAACTGCAACAGTGTTAAAGTATTTTATCTTTTTTCTTCTCTATTGTTTTAAATAAGAAAGTAAAGAGAGAAGGAAAAGAAAACCCTAAAATTATTTTTAAAAAATGCTTGACTTTTTAAAGTAAGTATGTTATACTAGTATCATCAAGGAAAGGAAGAGAGGTAAGAAACATGACAAAGAGACAGATGCGGAGAGTAAGAGAGATAGCAAAGAACATTACATTGATGATAATACTTGTTGTTATGTTCTGTTGGCGTTCATGGTATGAGACACACTATACAAGAGAAGCAACAGTGATTGATGTAACAGATAACATCATTACAGTTGTTGATAGATGTGATTACACATGGTCATTCGAGGGCGATGGCTTCAATGTAAATGATGAAGTCAAGTTGATAATGAACACAATGCACACTGATTCTAACATCTTCGATGATGAAATAGAAGATGTAAAGATGATTAATAAATAAAGAAAGGGAATGAATACCATGAAGATACTATACACAACAAGGGAAGCATTCAACAGAGCAAAGGAGTTCTTCGATGCTTATCGATACGAATGGTCTTATGAAGATCAGGGAAATGATAATTACTTAGTTACAATCTTTTATTAAAAAACTTGTAAAAAACTATTGACAAAGCAAGCCGGTTGTGGTATACTTAAATCATCAAAAGAAAGGAGATACAAACTATGATTAATAACCTTCCTACTTACGCTAATGAATACAAATACATTGTTGCTCGTAGAATTGATGGAGAGCTCTGGTTCTGGGGTGCTTGGAATAACCACAACAAAGCAAATGAAGTTGCTATTGAGGTTGGCGGTGAGGTGGTCACAAATCAGTGACCACCAAATAAAAAAAGAGTTGACAAACTAATCTTTATGTGATATACTTTAATCATCAAAGAGAGAAAGAGAGGAAATAAAAATGTATAAAACAGTATGGATGATTAAAAGTTTAACAGAAAATACTACTACAGAATTAACATGGTATCATTTCGGTAAAGAGCCAAAATTCCCAAGCTGGTACATGGAAGAAGGCAAGGCTTATGAAATTGAAATGATTTGGAATTTTAAACTTCTTCGCACTCCTAAATTGTTTTTTAGATGCTTAACTCATTTTTATAAAATAAAATAAAAAAACGCTTGACAAAAACCGGAACATCTGCTATAATTAAATCATCAAAAGAAAGGAGATTAAAACAATGACAAGAGAAGAGATGCTGACAGAAGTTATTAGAACAAGAGGATTTGAAGATAAGTGGACAATCTGGTTTGCAGAACTGATGGAGAATGAAACAATCTCCGATAGTGCTTTACAGAATGCAATGGTTGCGACAATTACAATACCTTTTGATGATGAAGATGAGGATGAATAATTCTCATCTTTTTTGTGCGGCGCGCGTGCGATTGTTGCGCGCCGTTTTGTTGAGGAATCTATGAGTTGCAATAAAAAATTTTTCAAAAATTTTTTCAAAAAACCTCTTGACATTTCCCGAAATTATGATATACTATAATCAAGAGGTGAGGGAAACATACCAAAATGTTAAGCCGACATGAGGGGTTAGGGACAAGCCTAAAAAAAAGTTCCTTGCAAAATAAAAAAAATAAAAAAAACACTTGACAAAACCTTAAACCGGAGTTATAATAAATACAGAAAGAACGAAAGAGAGGAAAACAAAAATGACAAAGGAAAAGCTTATTAAAATGTATCTTGATTGGGCAACTGGAGCAGATGAAACAATTAAAATGTCAGATTGGTTAAGTGCTTGCTTTGATTCTGATATTGACCCTGATGAAATTGAAAAACTTGCTGAAAAAGAAATTCATTAAAAAAATAAAAAAAACACTTGACAAACCGAATGGAAAAATATTATAATACAATCAGAAAATAAAAGAGAGGTAAACATAATGTTCACTATCAACCTTTTCAACTACAACACCAACAGCTGGAATGAAATCGCGCAGGTTAGCGGCTGTGAAGCTGCTTACGAAGCCTACGAGCGGGCTTGCGATTTTGCCGAACTGGTCGGCATGGATTGCGCTCTGATTGATGCCGAAACAGGCGAAATCCTTGCAAATTTGGAAGACGAGGACTAAAAAATCCTCGTCTTTTCTTGTGCGGCGCGCTGACGTCCAGGCCAGCGCGCTTTTCCATTATACCACAGCCATCGAGTTTTGTCAATAGGCAAATTGTACAAAGATCTGAAGGAAAAATATCCCGAAATTGGGCAAAATTTTTTTCAAAAACCGCTTGACTTTCCGGGCGCATGGTGATATACTTATATCATCAAGAGAGAGGAGAACACAAACGATGATGAACACAAGCCTTTTTGAAAAAATGATTAGCCGTTACAACGAGCTTTCCTATACTCACAACTATATTTACGGATTTTACTTTCAGAACAATGTCTACATGGTAGAAGCAACGGCGGAAGTCATGCCTTACATTCTGAAACTTGACAAGGCAAGCCGTGGAGCGGGCTACAGCTTAAGATTTTGCCCAACCAATGCACAGAAAACTTTCCTGTTGACAAAAGGCGCACAGGTTCTTTGCTCCAAAGAATTTTTTGAAACAAGCGTAAAAGAAAGCAAATACAACAAAGGTGAAATCTTTGAAAAGATGGTAACAGAATTTTACGGTCAGGAATGGACAAAAGACAATGTACCATTTACAGAAGATGGAGACTTGACAACAAACGAAATTGCTTATCAAATCAAATTTGAAAAAGCCACATTCACAAATGAAAAAACACTTGCAAGGATGTAAAAAATCCTTGCAAGTTTCAAAAAAACTATTGACAAATAAAATAAAATTTGCTATAATGTAATTACAGAAAAGGAAAGGAGATAAAAAAGATGGCACTTGACAAGGCAATAAAGAGCGGAAAAGAACATAGAAAACCCTACTACGGAAGCAAAGCAATAGATAGAACATGTAGAAATCATGGCGGTTGCCCGTGGTGTGAGGAAAACAGAAAATATAAATATATCAAAAATGAGAAAAAAATGCTTGACAAGCTGAAAGAATGGTGCTATAATTAAGTCAGAAAGAAAGGAAAGGGGAAACAAAAATGACAACAACAATCTTCTTCGACATGGACGGTACAATCGCTGACCTCTACGGTGTAGAAAATTGGTTAGATTATCTGATTGCATCGGATGCACTTCCCTATGAAATCGCAAAGCCTTTAATCAGACTTAATGCACTTGCAAGAATCCTTAACAGACTTCAGAAACAGGGTTACAAAGTCGGGGTTATCAGCTGGTTAGCAAAAAACAGCAATACAGCCTATGATGAAAAGGTAACAAGAGCAAAAAAGGAATGGCTCAAAAAACATCTTGCAAGCGTCAACTTTGATGAAATCCACATTGTAAAGTACGGCACACCTAAACAGACGTTCGCTAAAACAGAAAATGACATTCTTTTCGACGATGAAGAGAAGAACCGCAACGACTGGACGGGAAAAGCCTTTGATGTAAACGAAATCATTAAAATCCTCAAGGGGATGTAAAAAATCCCCTTGACAAATCAAAAAACATCTGATATAATTAAATCATCAAAAGAAAGAGAGGTAACAAACATGAGAAGAGTTAACTACAGAGTAAGAAAAGCGGATGGCACAGAATTCCACACCACGAGCTACAGAGAAGCCACAAATGGCGGTAACTGCATCGAGGAGACTTACCTCACCGAGATTGATGAGAGAACAGAGGAACAGAAAGAGCAGGCTAAGGCTCATGCTCGAAAGATTCAGGAGATTTTAAAAGCAAAGAGGGGTTGACCCTCTTGCTTTTTATTTTGCGCCGGTTTTTTGTCGCGGCGCCAGCGTTCGACTGGCACCGAGTTTTCCATTATACCATGCCTCACACAATTTGTCAAGTGAAAAGTGGCTGGCAAATTGCACAAAGTTTTTCCCGTTATTTTGTGCAATCTACCTATTGCAATCCACATCTACCTATGCTATAATACATAATGTCAAGGGGAGAGGTAATAGGTGCGGACGTCCACTAAATGCACAGCCTCGGAAACCATCAAAAAAATAATCGTAAAACCCCTTGACAAATAACTAAATAAGTGCTATAATAAAAGCACAAGGTGAGGAAAGGAAGCAAGCCGCCCACTGAAAAAAATCTTAAAAAAGGGCTTGACAAACAAAACAAGATGTGCTATAATAAAGGCACAAACAAAAGAAAGGAAGTATCTACTATGACTAAGAAAGAAATGTTCGCAGAAATCCGCAAGGCTGTTATCTCCAACGAGGAAATGGTTGCTTTCATCGACCATGAAATCGAGCTTCTCAATCGCAAGAGCGGTTCTCCCAAGAAGCCTACCAAGAGGCAGGTGGAGAACGATGCCTACAAGGCTGCCATCGTGGAGTATCTGACCACGGTTGACGCTCCCAAGACCATCAAGGAGATGCAGGCAGAGATTGCCGACATCGCAGAGCTGACCAATCAGCGCATTACCCACATGCTCACGGATTTGGTCAAGGCTGGCACTCTTGCCAAGGAGTACGTTAAGAAAACCCCTTACTACTCCATCGCCGCTTGAGCGGTTGCCCCTTTGGGGCGGCTACCTCACAAGGGTAGCTTGCCCCTTTGGGTGGCGCCCGGGCAAAAATTTTTTTAAAAAGGTATTGACAAACCTCCCTTGATGTGTTATACTGTATTCAGAAAGTGAGGGATACAAGAATGAAGAAAGAAATTCGCTATGAAGATTATCGCATTGGACGTGATGTGTATACTGTAAAACTGACTCATTTACCAAATGGTGGTATCAATTATAATCCCATTGTTCGTGTTCAGGTGATGGAGTGGCACTTACCGCCTCGTAATTTGTGGGAGCGTATTTCTGAATGGTGGAAGTATGACATCAATGACTATGTGTGGGACCCTTTGCTGACTAAAATTTCTCTTGATGAGTATTGCATTAACAAATGTAATAATGAAACAGTCAAGCGCATTGCAATTAAAAGAGGTGAAACAGAATGGGTGCGGTAAGCCGCACCTAACTGCCCGGCCAAAAATTTTTTTAAAAACCTATTGACAAACCGCCGCAAAAGTGCTATACTATAATTGTTCCAAGGAAAACAAAAGAAAAAGGAGATTTTAACCATGACTAAAAATGACCGCTTCATCGTTGTTGACACTGAAACCACTAATTCTATTGACGATCCTCTTTGCTATGATGTGGGATTTGCAGTCGTGGACATGTTTGGCAATGTGTATGAAAACTATTCCTTTGTCGTTGCTGACGTCTTTCTTGACAAGGAACTTATGAGTTACGCATACTTTGCGGATAAGATTCCGCAGTATTGGGAAGATATTAAAAAGGGCAAGCGTGAACTGAAAACCTTTTTCAATATCAAAAAAGCCTTTGCTGATTGCGTCAAGAGAAACAATGTCAAAATCATTTTGGCACATAATGCACGCTTTGATTATCGTTCCTTAAATCTGACACAGCGTTATCTGACTTCTTCCAAGTATCGTTATTTCTTCCCCTTCGGTGTAGAAATTTGGGATACACTGAAAATGTCAAGAATGGTTCTCAATGGTGTGGATGAATACAGCGAGTTTTGTTATTCTAACAACTATTTGACAAAAAGACTTTGCAAGCGGTTCACCGCAGAAATTATCTATCGCTTCATCACTGGAAACATTAACTTTGAAGAAAGTCACACAGGACTTGAAGATGTTTTGATTGAAAAAGAGATTTTTGTCTATTGTATTTCTATCATGCCTGAAATTGACGGCGCTTTGTGGGCAAGGGGTTGACCCCTCTCACATGCGGCCGGGCGAAAATTTTTTGAAAAAAACTCTTGACAAATAATTAAGAACATGCTATACTATAGTTACAAAAAGAAAGGAGATACATAATGGTTGATTATAGTTTGAATCTTTGCTATGGAATTATCGTTTCTGTTGATAAGATGGAAGAAATCAAAGAAGTGTTAACAGATGAAGAATACGATGAGGTAATGGATAATTATTCCCGTTGTATTAACAGTTGGACAGGTGATGATTATTTTATCGGTGTTATGACCAAAATTGCTGAAAGTGAAACTGATTTTGTTTATCGTGCTTCAGAATTTACCATTCCATCTGATGATGATGAAGATTTGATTGACTTCAAATGTTTTTTCAATGAACATGACCTCTGGAAATTTATTGATTGGAAACCTGAACTTCTATTAATCAATTTTTGCTTTTAAGGCGCGTTTTCTGCGTCTTAATAAGCCGGCAAAATTTTTTAAAAACCCTCTTGACAAAATTAGTAGTTGATGCTATACTATAATCAAGAAAGGAGAGATGAACATGGATAAAGAAAAACTGATTGCAAGAATTATGAAAAAGTGTGCGCAGGACGGCGAGCCTGTCACGAAAGAAGAAGCCGAGGAAATGGCTGAGATGGAAATCAAGGCGAATGACATCAAGCACTATGAAAAGTCCGACAAGCCGAGAAAAGCGGTCAAGAAAGAGCGCAAGGTGGATGCCACCAAAAAGCGGTTGCTGATGGACTGCAAGGCTCTGCTTGAAGGTCTGGGTGCTGAAATCCTCGGTGTGAAAACTGAAACGGAAGTCACCTTCACTTTTGAGGGCGAGGAGTACAGCTTGAAGCTGATTAAGCATCGCCCCAAGAAAGAGTGATGCGGGCAGGGGAAGAAATTCCCCTGCTTTTTTGTGGGCGCGCCGCGAGCCACCGGGTCGCGGCGAAAATTCCATTATACCATGCTCTGCGTATTTTGTCAAGCGAAATCTGCGGAAAAACTGCACAAAGTTGTATCCCGAAATTAGTGTAAAATTACCTGTTGACTTTTTTAAAAACTTTTGCTATAATATATTTACAAGGTAAGGAAAGAGGAAAACAAAAAAAAGAAAAAAATCTTAAAAAACCTCTTGACAAACCAAAAAGCCTGTGATATAATAAAGACAAGATAAAGGAAGGGCAACAAAATCTAAATAGGGTAGTCGGCAGAGCCAAGCGCCTTCTGATTACTTGAAAAGACGGAAAGCCAATCCAAAAAATCTTAAAAAACCACTTGACAAATAAAGGCGACTGTGCTATAATAAGAGTACAGTAAAGGAAAGGAGATAGATAAGCCCATGATGAGATTTAGTATTTAAGCGCCATGTTAGGTGGATGTAAGGCGCAAAGACAAAAAATTCTATCGTCCGTGGGCGGTTAGCGCTGACCGCCCAAAAACAAAAAAAATAAAAAAACTTATTGACAAATAAAAAAACTTATGATATAATAAATACATAAGATAAAGAAAGGGCAAAAAGCCCACAACACAAGAAAGGATGTGCCAATTATGACTAAGAAGGAAATGTTCGCTGAGATTCGCAAGGTTGTTGCTGATAACGCTGAGATGGTGGCTTTCATTGACCACGAGATTGAACTGCTGAACCGCAAGAGCGGAAGCCCTCGCAAGCCCACCAAGACGCAGGTCGAGAATGACGGTTTCAAGGCTGACATTCTGGCAGCTCTGGCTGAGGTGGATGCGCCTGTGACCATCAAGGAACTGTGCGAGGTATGCGGTACGATTGCTGACCTCTCCAATCAGCGTATCACCCATATGCTGACTGACCTTCGCAAGGACGGCAAGGTTGCTCGTACCTACGTCAAGAAGGTTGCCTACTTCGCCCTTGGGTGCGAGGATGAGAGCGAGGGGGAGTAATCCCCTTCCCTCTCGGGCCTGACAACTGAATAACGCTATAAAGGGCGCTCACTCTGTGGGCGTCCTTTTTTGTTGGCGTCGCGCGACCGGCCGTCGCGCGACGAAATTTCCATTATACCACACGCCGCACTTTTTGTCAAGAGAAAAACTGCACAAAGTTCTCACCGCAAAGATCCCGAAATTAGTACAAAATTACCACTTGATTTTTTTAAAAAATTTTGTTATAATTATTATACAAGGTAAGGGAAAGATACCTTGTAAGGTCAAGAAAAAAACTTCAAAAAAAAATTGAAAAAACTCTTGACAAACAAAAGAAAACATGTTATAATAGTTATACAAGGTAAGGAAAGTCAAAGAAGTCAACCACTAAAAACTTTCTAAGGCGCCAAAAAAAGTTAAAAAAGTTCTTGACAAAACAAAAACCTTGTGCTATAATAACAATGTAAGGTAAAGAAAAACAAATCAATCAAAAGAAAGAGGTATGTACTATGACTAAGAAAGAAATGTTTGCTGAAATCCGTAACATCGTTGCTGACAATGAGGAAATGGTAGCGTTCATCGACCATGAGATTGAACTGCTTGAGCGCAAGTCCCACTCTCCTAAGAAGCCGACTAAGACTCAGATTGAGAATGACGGCTTTAAGGCTGAGATTGTCGCCTACCTCACTGAGGTTGACACGCCTAAGACCATTAAGGAACTTCAGGCGGAAATCCCCTCTATCAGCGGTCTGACTAATCAGCGTATCACACACATGCTGACTGACCTTGTTAAGGCCGAAACCCTTACAAAAGAGTATGTAAAGAAAACTCCTTACTACTCTGTAGTCTAATCCCTACAAAGTGGGGGATGTAAAAAATCCCCCACTTTTTTTAAAAAAGGCTTGACATCTGACAGGGGATGTGCTATAATTTAATCATCAAAAGAAAGAGAGGTACAAAACATGACGTACAATCTGAATGGTAAAAATATTCGCATCCCCGATGCTGAAATTAACAAGAGCATGAAGCTGTTGGGAATTTCCCATGATGAAGCGATTCAGATGTGGCTTGAGGATGAGGGATACCTTGAAAATGAGGTTGTAGAAGAGCTGACCGCCAAAGCAAAGGTCAACAAGGTAAACCATGAAGCAAAGGCAAGTAAACCGCGGAAATCCGTTAAAAGAGAGCGGAAACCCGATGAAGAAAAAGAAAATCTCATCGAAATCCTTGCAAATTGTCTGAAAAATGCGGGATTTGAAGCCGAAATCACCAACAAATCAAAGATTATTGAGTTTAATGTTGGTGAAAATCACTACAAACTTGATTTAATCAAGCAAAGACCGCCAAAAAAGTAAAAAATTTGTCAATTTTGACCGAAAATTCGTGAAAATAACGAATTTTCGGTCATTTTTTTGTGCAAAATTTCTACTTGACAACCGCAAAAACATGTGGTATAATTGGCGGCCGGCGCACGATCGCGCCGGCCCGAGTTTCGTGTCAATAGTAATGTCGCACAAAAATTCATTCAAAATTTGTGCAAAAATAAGTGTTGACATTTTCCCGAAACTCTGTTATAATTGATTTATCAAATGAGAGAGGTAAAAAAAATGAACGTACTTGTAATTGACACTGAAACTGCGAACTCTGTAGAACAGCCGTTGCCCTATGATGTAGGCTATGCTATTGTTGATACTGAAACTGGCGAAATTTTCACTGAAAAATCTTTCGTAGTTGCGGAAATCTTTCTTGATAAAGAACTGATGAAAGATGCTTACTTTGCCGAAAAAATCCCTCAGTATTGGAATGATATTAAAGCAGGCAAGCGCATCATAAAATCTATTTGTAACATTCGTAAAGCTATCAAGTCAGACATGAAAGAATACAATGTTACAAAGGTCGGGGCTTATAACATGGGGTTTGACAATAGAGCAACAAAAAATGATGTAAGATACATTAGTGGCTCACTGATTAAATGGTTCTTTCCTTTTGGCACTGAATTTTTCTGTATTTGGAATATGGCTTGTACTTCCATTCTGAATACTGAAAATTATGTGCGGTTTGCTCTTGAAAATGGTTTTGTATCTGAACATAATAACATTCAGACAAGTGCGGAAATTGCTTATAGATACCTTACAAATGAGGTTGATTTTTCTGAAAGTCATACTGGTTTAGAAGATGTAAAAATTGAAATTGAAATCATGCTTGCGGTTTTGCGGTCTGGCATGGAATACAAGGACAGAATTTATTCAGCTTGTTGGCGAACTGTTCAGCGGAAAAGAAAAGAGGTTTGCGGAGACTAACTCCGCAGACCGGTCCGCCCTTAAAAATTTTAAAAAAATACTTGACATTTTTTTTATTCTATGTTATACTTATATCATCAAAAGAAAAGGAGTAAATAAAATGAACGAAATAGAAGAAACTGCGGTTAATGAAGTCTTACAAGAAATCATTCAAAACAGTTCTAAATGTGCTCATTGTCAATTTTTACACTTAGATGAAAATGAAAAAGCTTTTTGCCTTTTTGCTTACGCTTGCTTAACACGTGATTTTTATTATCTTAAAGATGATGATGATTAAGAAAAAGGAGATGAATAAAATGAAAAAATTTTACTGTCCTGTTAATGGTTGGGATTGCCCTTATTGGAAAAAAGATGGTACTTGCAAAATGGCTGATGAAGGCGATGATCCTGTAAAAGAGTGTGATGATGCGGCGACCTTTTGGGATGAAGATGATGATTATTGGGCAGAGGAATAAAACCTCTGCCTTTTGGCGCCCGGTCAAAAAGTCGGGCCGCGGGCCACCGCCCAGGCCCGCTTCCCCCACTCTAGTCCCATATGGGCTTTTTTTCTAGAACCTTGCGACTCCACATCTCGCCCACCAAATTCCCAAAATTAACCCACCAAGCAGCGGGACCCGTCTCACCGTTCATATGGCCGATTTCCGCAGATTCTTTATTTGATAAATATCAAAAAATATGTTATAATTAAAAAAAAGACTTTTTTAACTCACGCACACTTGAAAACTCTAAAAATTTTTGTTATAATATAATTACAATAAAGAAAAGAAAGGAAATACACATATGGATCTATATGAAGCACTAAAGGCTGGCACTAGTGCAGAGGAGCTCCTGAAGGCGTTCCATAAGGACTTGGACGAGGCGAATGCTCGCATCGCCGCAGAAGAAGAGGCTGCTGCCGACAAGGAATATCTTGCTGACTGCCGCAAGTGTCTGGCTGACGCAATTATTGAGTACGCCAAAGCTTTTCTTGGCGAGGATCTGGATGAGCCCTTCTCTGTTGAATCTGTTATTGAAACTCTCGAAGAATTCGAGAAGGAGATGGAACAGGCTGTTGCTTCCTCTAAGAAGCTGAATAAGATTCTTAAGGAAGCCAAGAGTGAGGGTAAGAAGCCAGTTGAGATCAAGGTTACGACTCGTTCCACTGATGACGATGACATTATTGCTCAGTTTCTCAAGAGCCTGAAGTAAAAATACAACTGAATAAAAAAAAAGAAGCCTGGGATTATTCCCAGGCTTCTTTTAGTTGCTGTAAACGGTCGCTTTATCGAAATGAATGGTGGATATGGGACTGGTCCCGCTGCACTGCCACAAGATCATTCCAGATCATTCCAGACCATCTTTCCCATTCTTTAAATATTTATCTTATTTTATTTCATTATAAATATTATTTATTTTCTTCCCCACGACTTCCCACAATATCTCTCAAATCCACTTCTCTCTCTTCCCCATTCTCATCCTTAACAACAGCAAACACTCCAGCCATTGAATGTCGAGCCTTCGGTTCTCCATTCATGTCATTAATATCCCAACCATTTTCTGTATTCTTCCCTCTCTCCATCTTTCCATTAATCCTTCCTTCTGATATTTTTTAAATTTTCTTTCCTGTCTCTAATCTGCAAACCATAATAATCCACAAAATAGCATAAATCCAACAATAGGTAAACTAACTATAATAGTTACAACTAATAAAATAATTCCAATTACATCATCCGTATTGTCACTCCTGATAATAATTTATCATTTCATAAAAAATATCTTCCTCATCATTCATATTATAATATAATTTCCACTAATTATCAAATAAATTACGGTCAGCATAATAACAAATATTTATTTGTCCAGTCCTAAGATCTAAAAACTCTACCTTAAATCCTCTCTACTATAACTCTATCTCAATAGCAAAAGGTCTATTATCAAATACTTCTAGTTTATTCTTATTACTCTTTGCTCTGACTATTTTCATACAATTTTAAAATGAATTTTTTGAATAAACCTTCGGTTCATTCAATTTTTTCCTTTCATTTTTTTTATATACCCTAATATGAGCGGTTAGCCCCTAATTTTAAAATTATTTTACCCCCATTTTTTGGTCGAGCCTTCGGCTCTCCCCCCATTTAAAAAACGATACCCTCCAAACTTGAAAATTATTTTACCCTCACTTTTTAAATAATCTAATTAGATTTCAAAGTAATTTAATTAACCCCCTCTCATTACCCCTCATATCTATTCTTGATTTTTAATTTACCCTTTCTCATTAGCGATTTAAAACCAAAATTCGATTCGATTTTTCGCGGTCGATCTTTTTTAACCACTAACCAAGAAGTCCGTCCCATTTGGTCTGGCGAAGCCAGACCAAATAAAACACTGAAAGTTCACACCCAATATTCTAAAGAAAATATCTAATTTTGTCTAAAATTGCAACATTTTTAATTCAACTCTTAAACATTATATAAATATTATTATCTTTAAGAGTTCATCCAAAAAACTAATTATTTTAGACAAATCTGAAAAAAGTATTAAGAATTTTTACGTTCACCACCACGGACAAAGATCTACATTTTTTCCCTGGCAATACATATAATTACCTACCCGCGATGTTTTAAAAATATCCCCCTCATTTTCAAGTAATTTAATTGCTTCTCGAATTTGATATGAGGATAAATTAGTTAATTTTTCCAATCTAGTGCTTGTAAAAGGCTGGTTTTTATAACAAATTTGAATTGCTAACCATACTTTCATTAATTGAATAGTTTTATCAAATGTTTTATTATTTTTCTTTGCTATATTGCGGCAACGTTTTATCATTTTGGGACCAATATTCATTTCTTCTTCAATTTTTTCACGAATATAAATAATCACATGTTTTCCATCCTCACAAACAGCAATATATTCTTGATCCACTAAATTAACTAAAGATTGTTCTAATAATTCTAAGTTCTTTTTATTTTTCTTAACACTAATATATTTTAAAAACTCTTCTCGTGTCCCTCTAAAGACGCCCCAAGGTGTCATCACAATACCTAAAAAAACAATAAATTCAAAATTATTCAACCTTAATACAGGCTTACCAATTTTCATTTGTTTAGTTTCCTATTCATCATAAAAAGTTTCAGCTCTTCCATCTGTAGCTTCATAACATAACTAACCATCATCATTATAATATCTTGTTAAAGTTACATTATATTTCTTTTGAATTGATGCGGCGGTTCTCTTAAATTGAGTTTTTATACTACTCTAAGAAAAACCATATTTAATACTTACTTCTTGTAATGTCATATTTTTTATTTAGCGTATTTTAATTTTGATATACAACTACGCTACTCCTTTCAAATAATATAAAAATTATTTAAAACGAATTATCTAAAATTGACTAAATCGACTAATTTTAAGCGGCAACCTCCGTTATAATACCCGCTTAAACGAGTCCTGCGCTTCTTCCATCTCAATCGTCACAGGATCTCCAAGATTTCCATTTTCAATATCAGGAACTTGATCAGTTGCCTCTCTGATATAAGAAATACAATTTTCCAACCTTTTTATCGCAGTATCCGCACTATCAATAGAAAAAAGGCAAATTTTATCCATTAAGAGTAATCCTGCCACGCCCTTATCTTCCAAAATATTCCCAATCATTTCTGCGGTCTGCCGCACCGCCCCTAAATCCATCATTGGAGTTCCATATTCATCTGTTTTAATATAAAACATTAATACATCTCCAGCTTTTGGACTCAATTTTTGAATACTTGAAACAATTTCATTTTGATCAGTCGTTATAGATGTCATCTTCTTCATCATCATCATAACTCCCTTCCCCATTATTTAACGTTTCATCATCTTCTTCCCAATTCCGTCTAAACATCGTTTCAAGATCATCTACCGCTTTTTCAGTTACAGATTTTAAAGCCTTTTTATATCCAGGAATTGTTTTCATCATTTTTCGTCTTTCCGCTCTATTCATTTCAAATCATCCTCTTGTAACATCATTTGATAATATTCTGTTATCGTTTTCATTTTCGTATACATTTCATATTCGTTTTGAGTAATTTTTTCACATTGTTCTATTTTATCTTCAATAGTATCAAGACGTTTAATCACCCACATAAGCATACCGCCCCAAGTAATTAAACATATAATTATAATTATTAAAACAATTTTAAATACCATCCTATTGTGCGGCGGTGCCGTTTATCGGATCTTCTGATCGATTCTCCGTCGCTTCCTCCTTCTCTTCTTTAATGACGTCAGGAACCGCAATTTCCGCATCTATAATAGTAATCGGATCCTTTGGATATAATTCTTCTGTAAATGGCATCATTAGCTGTTTTTGTTGCCCTCTCCGCCATAATACACTACACATTCCCATCTAATCAATACCAACAACAGTAGATTTTGCACAATATCCTCTTTCATCATGGTACGGACATTGTGTCATTTTACATGATACAATCATTCAATTACTTCAGGTTCAGCTGGCGGATTCAGTTCAACATGCTTTTTAGCTTCTCTTACTTTATCAATAAGAACACCCCAAACTGAATTACCTTCTTCATCTTTAAATTCAGCAATTCCGACGGCAGAGTCAATCATTTCTACCATTTTTTCTGCGGATTCTTCACTCTTATCTTTTGGATAAACAACAGCAAATAAGTCGTTCTCTAACATAGCCCTGACATATTTCTGTTCCATTTCTTTGTTCTTCTCTGCCATAATATAGCACTCCTTTATTATTTTATTTCTATTTACATTATACAATAATTTTTTCGTTTTGTCAATCGCCACACCCATAAAACTTTTCCTCTATTGATTTTATAAAAAGTTTATGATATAATATTTATAGAAAATAAAGGAAGGAGTATTATAACAATGATGTTAAAAGGAATCGACGAAATTAATAAAGTTATTAATGAAGTTCCTTGAGCCTTTTGAACTTACCGCAGAATTAGGAACTGATTTTGATTATTGTTTTCTTGAAGATAAAGTTCGTTATGCTCTTATTGTTGGAGATACTTCTTCTAAATTATTCATGGAAAATGCGGAAGCGCGGTTCCCTGACATCCATGCAGATGTGTTTTTATGGAGCCTGTTACATGAAATTGGTCACAGCGAAGCTCTTGACGATTTAGATGATGGAGTTGAAGAACTCTGTATGGAAATCAAGAGAGAATTGAATGAGCATACAGACTGGTCTATTGAACATCATCATATGATTTATTTCAACTGCCCCGATGAAATGGCAGCAACCGATTGGGCGGGTGAATATATGATGGATCATAAAGATGAAATTGTTACTTTCTGGAATAAACTGCAACCTGTTATCAAAAGATTTTATGAATTAAATGAGGTAAAATAATATGGCATGGACAGTAGAAAGAATTACAGAACTGTGTGTAGAATATTGCGGTAGATGCGATATTAAGTTTAATTCTCCTGTTATTATTAATGGCAGATTAACCAGAACCCTTGGAAGATGTTTTTATGAAGGGCATGGATCAGTTTGGAATCCTGTTAAAATTGAAATTTCGCGGCAGTTGCTTGAGACAGCTACAGACGAATCCATTGAAGCTGTTATTGCTCATGAGTGCGCCCATTATGTGAGCTGCGCCATCACCCATGAAAATCATGGCCATGATTCCACATTTCGTTTCTATTGTGAAAAGATTGGGACAACAAATGATACTGCGGTTTATTCTGATCTTGAGCGTACAAAAGGAAACGAAGAGGTCTATAAATATACTGTTTACTGTTCTTGTTGTGGGAAATTCATTACAGGCAGATCTCGCGCTTGTCGTATTACTAAAGAACCTTGGAATTTCTTTAGTAAATGCTGTAATGCAGAAGTTGAGGTAAAACAGAATTGGTAATGTTTTATCTTTATTGATTTTATTAAAATTTTATAGTATAATATATATGTAAGATAAAGAGAGAAGTAAAGAAAGGGGTCTGTTATGAAGAGATATGCAACAGTTGAAGCAGCGGTTGTTCTGGTAGTTGAAAATCTGGAAGCTAATCACATTGCTTGTAATACAGAGTGCATCCGCAATAGAGTTTACAGTTGGTATAGCCACTCTGATGTAACAGATCCTGAAGTGCTCGCGGCGTGTGCTCTTATGGGAAAGGAGTGGTATCCTGGAGCGACTTATCAAGATATGCTGGATGCTAAGGAATGGTGGTTTCCGCAGAATCCTTATGATGAAATTTCTATCTGGGAGATTGAAGCTGCGCAGCATGATGCAATGTGGTGGTAAGAAGAAAGGTTGCGCTAAAGCGCAACTTTCTTTTATTTGGAGACAAATATGAAAAAAGAAGATGTTGTATGGCATGAAGAAGATGAGTCTACTGTAATGGAAGATGCAGATGGATGGAAATTAATTTGTGTTATGAATCATTTTAAAGGCAAATTTCACCATGAAATTAAGACACCCGATAACTATTATATTAACTATATGAGTAATGATATATATGAAACGATTGAAAGAATTAATCAAGAGAAAAGAACCTATCAAACCTAAACCTATTTTTAAGAAGTAAATTAAATAATAAATCATGTATATATCGCAATCAACCTGACACAGGTGCATATGAGGATTGTCGGCAATGTTATATATATGAGCAACATACTATGATGCCAAGATTCTTTTGATATAAAGCTGCAGATCCGCAGCTTTATTTTTTTTAAAATTTTTGTTATAATATATATGTAAGATAAAGAAAGGGAAAGGTGATGAGCATGGAAAAATTCTTCGTAGCTGATTCTTATAAGGATATGGAAGTTCTTGGTGAGCCTTTTGAGAATGAGAAAGGACGCCTCTATGTAAAAGTAAAGGGCGTATGCCCTCGTTGCGGCGGTTCGGGTCATTATTCTTATAATCAGATGGATGGAACTCGTTGCTATGGTTGTAATGGATCTGGTATCTCTATCCAGAAGGTTCGTGCCTATACTGAGAAAGAATATACTCGTATGCAGGCTGCAAATGAGCGCGCTCGCGCCAAGAGAGAAGCTGAAAAAGAAGCTAAGGCTCGTGATCTTGTTGAAAATGCCGCTAAGTATAAGCATGAAGTTGCTTTGAAACTTGGCTTTGGTGAAGATGAAAAGGCTTATCTTGTATATGGTGATGACACTTTTGCAATTAAGGATAAGTTGAAAGAGTTGGGCGCTCGCTTTGATCCTACTTTGAAGTGGTTTTTCTCTAAAGAAGTTGAACTTCCTGAAGGATATAAACTCTGTGCTATGGGTTTTGATGAACTCTATAACTACAATCCGCAGAGTAAATGGGCAGAGTTTAAAGAAGATGCTAAGGCTATTGTGTCGCGGCGGATGGTTGAGCTTAAAGGCCCATCCACTTCTGTCTATTATCCTGGAGTTGAGAAAGAGCGGATCCGCAATATTACTGCTAAAGTAGACAGTATCCGTGGTTTTGAAGGTATGTATGGATATACTTCTGTGTATACATTTACTTCTGGAGATTATGTTTTTGTTTGGATGACTTCCAAGTATGATATGGGTCTTACTGTTGGGGAAACAGTTGATCTTACTGGCACTATTAAGAAGTTTGATGAATATATGGGTGTCAATCAGACACACCTTACTCGTTGTATTGTAAAGAAAGTAGAGGGGTAATATGTTTTTTAATTGTGGAGCAGATGCAGCAAGGGACAATGTAGAAAGACACGAACGACAGCTTGATAGGGCAGAGTTGAAGTACATTATACAGTCGATTGATGCAGCTTCCCGCCAAGGCTATACAGGAATTAAGTGGAGAGGAGACATTCGTAGAACAAATATTCGTAAACTTAAAGAATATGGATATGAGGTTATACATACAACTTATTGCATTTATGAAATCAACTGGTAAGATGAACGGGGGATAAAGATCCCCCGTTGATTTTTTTATAAAAATATGATATAATATATATGAAAATAAAGAAAGAGTAGAAAGGGAAAATCAATGACATTTAATCATAAATTAGTAGATGAATTTTTGGAGGCGATTTTTCCTCTGCCAGAAGAATTTGGAGTTATCTGCTGTAATGACGATGATGAATCTGAACCTGTAGATTTTTCGTTTTTTCAAGAGGCAATTTGGGACGTAGATCCAGATGCAATCGTGTGTTTTGGTATGTCTAAAATAGTAATTATATCTCCAAATCTTGGAAATGTAGTTATTAAAATACCTTTTAATGGTTATTATATAGAAAGCGATATAGATGGGAATTTAGAATGGAATCCATTTTGTTGGGCGACGGGTTCTGATCCTAAAGATTATTGTTTGACTGAGTTTGAGAAGTATAATAGACTTAAAACATATGGCTTAGATTGTTTTGTTGCAAAGGTGATATTCTATAAAGAAATGTGCGGCGTTCGCATATTTTTACAAGAGCAAGTAACGCCTGAAAACGACTCTTATTGTACTCGCAGGCCATCAAGAAAATCTCAAGATCTTGCAAATAAGTGGTATGATGAAGGGAAATTTTATATTGAACCTGAATGGATAGCAAATTGTCTTGATAAATATGGAAAATCTAAAGTTGAGAGGTTTTTATATTATTGTGCTAATATAGACCCCGACATTTTAGAAGATGTTCACAGCGGAAATTTTGGGTATCGTGGAGATGAGACCCCATGTATTTTGGATTATTCTAATTATAGTGACTAATTATAATGGCATTTTTTAGTGAAATTGCATAAATCGCTGTTTGTTTTTCATTTAAATTTTTGTTATAATATCTATAGAAAGATAAAGGAGGGTTAAACAAATGAGTAGAAGCCCATATTTCTTTGTTGAACGACCTGATCGTAATACTGGTAAATATGAAATGCAGCACCCGATTGTGTGGAATTATAATCATACCAAGCAGGAACCCGCCGATTTATTTCCTTATAATGGATGTCATGATCTTTTTTCTATTGTAGAAAATAACGGTACTGGTAATGATTTTCCAACTATGAGGGGTATCCATCACGGTCTGCCTGAAAATGTGGCGGCAGAGATTAAGGAAGCCTATGACCACTGTTGTTATGAAACTGAGTACGCAGGGGAAAAGCATCTTTATACCCCAACTGTACGCTGGTTCAGCTATGCGGATATGTATATTTATTGTCTTGAGCATCCAGAAGCAGTAGATTATGAAGCTATGGATGAAGCCTATTATAATGGAGAGGAAGAAGATCCGCCTAAGAAAATTATGATGCCTACGCCGCTAAAATCTCTTATGAATCGCGTTGATGCGTTTCTTGAGGTTATGGATGGATGGGATTGGCGAGATGATTATAGCCAGATCCGTATTGTCTATTGGATTGAGTAAGGAGGATCATATGAGTTGGTATTGTATTCATGAAAAGACGTGGCCAGGGACTCTTTATGAGCCTCCTGAGGCTTGGTGCGAGCTTAATGAAGATTGTGATTGCGAAGATTGTCCTCGTAGATATTCACAAGAAGATTATGAAGATGATCGTGCAGATTATGAATACGAAAGATACAGAGACTCTTTTGATTTTTAACAAAAAATTTGTTATAATATATATGTAAGATAAAGAAAGGAAAGATAATAAGCATGGCAAATGTAGTATGGTACTGGGAATATCAGTTGAAGATTTGGGATGAAATTGATAGCAAGGAAGAGATTCGTTCTGGAGTAGTTGCGGCAGATACTATTACCGAAGCTATGAAGGAAATTGAGGATTACTATGGTGATGAGATCATGGAAGTCCAGATGCTAAAAGCTATTACTGATAATGTGTTTGATTTTCAGCATGTAATGGATAACACTGGTTTTGATTTCGTTATCAGCAAAAAAGTTTAAAGGAGGGCATGATGACATTTGCAGAGATGATGTTTTATGCAGAAGCTGAAGGCTTACTGCCGACGCGGGCGGGGAAGATCAATGCTATCATCAACGCCGTTAAAGAATATCCCCGCCCTGAGATTGAGTTTTCTGAGTTTGAGAAAATTCTTGAAAATTATGGATTAAAATATGATGATTTATCTGATCGAGAGATTCGATATATCAATGCCAGCATTGGTTAAAGATGGCGACAAAGAGACCGCCGCTTGAAAAATTAAAAAAATTTTGATATAATAAGTATGTAAGATAAAGAAAGAACAAATTACAAAAACAAAAAACACTTTAAGAGAAAAAGGAGATTTTCACTATGGAGAACACTGTAAAGAAAACTAAGGCTATGTATTTTGCGGAGCTTCGTGAGATGGTGCTGGCGGCTGTTGAGGATCAGGCGCAGCAGGATGAACTGGTTGAGTTCATTGATAAGCAGATCGAGACTCTTGAGAAGCGTAAGGTTGCCGCTGCTGAGCGTGCAGAGAAGAAGAAGGCTGAGTCTGATGCTATGACTGATGCCATTCTTGCTCAGATTGGTAATGAGCTGATTACTGTCGATGAGATCGTAATTGCGCTGGATAGCGAGGAAGTTACTCGCAATAAGGTGACTGCTCGTCTTGGTAAGCTGGTGAAGGCTGGCACGATTGTTAAAGAAGCCGTTAAGGTTGAAGGTAACAAGAGAATGGCTTATCGCCTTGCCGATGCAGCAGATGCGGACGAAGAGTAATTCGTTGAATTAATACCAAGGGGAGATAAGTAATTATCTCCCCTTATTTGCGTAGGAGGATTATATGTTTTGTTTAAATTATTATCCTTCTCAAAAGTATTTGTAGGATGCAGAAGAATTTAGAATTAAATATCGACCTGCTGACCGCACATTAGAAAATTTTTTAGATGTATATAAAGATAAGTCTATTATAATTGATGTAACAGATGCTTTTGAAGAAGTAGATGCTAAATTATTAAAGGGATTATATGATAAATATAAGAATATAAAAATTATTCTTGATTTTAACAATAAGGATCATTTATCAAGAGTTCAAGAAATTGGATTGCCGTTTTTCTTTGCGAATCCAGTTACTACTATTGATCAACTGCATGGGTTATTAACTTATAAACCTACTGATATGTATATATGTGAAGAATTAGGTTTTTTCCTTGATAAAATCAGTAGAATATTACATGAAAACAATATAAAAGTTAGAGTTTTCCCAAATATTTGTCAGTCAAGTTTCGCAGATACTCCAAGTATAAAGACATTTTTTATTAGACCAGAAGATGTTTCCATATATGCAACTTTTGTAGATGTATTTGAGTTGGTTGCAGACGAGAAGAGACAGCAAGTATTATATAAAATTTATAAACAAGAGAAATGGTTTGGTAAGTTAAAAGATGTTATTCCTACTTTTAAGGGAGAACTTGATAGCAAATATCTATTAAATACTTTTGGAATGATTAGAAGCAAATGCGGCAAGCGGTGTTTATATAAGCCAGGAAGTTGCGCTATATGCGACCGATTTTCAGAACTTGCTAAAACCTTTGAGACAAATAAAATTGTGATACGAACAGCTAAGAAGAAAGATTGATTTTCTTAAAAATTTTTGATATAATATATACATAAGATAAAGAAAGAGGTAAAAAGCATGGCTGCAAAAGGAAGTATCTTGAAACAGGAAGTTGCTGAAAAAATTCTTGCGGCATTTCCTGGAAGTTTCTTGTATAATGATGGCAAGGAAATTCGTATTAATGGAACTGAAAATGGAGAAAGTCTCCAGATTAAGGTAGCATTGACCTGTGCTAAGGTAGCTGTTGAGGGCGGAGATGACATTATTCTTCCTGGTGAGAAAACTGCGGCAACCACAAATGTAAAGCCTACAGGAACGAATGAAAAAGTTCCTCAAGAGCCGACCGCAGAAGAGAAAGAAAGACTTACTACTTTGTTAAATAAGTTGGGACTGTAAGGAGATAATTATGGGAGCAGGAGTTCATCTTTATCAAATGACCTGTTGGGAATCAGCAGGACGTTGGCATGTAAATGATGTTAAAAATCTTAGTGGACGCTCTGCTAAATGGTATACTCCTATGCGTATTTTAGGAGTTTCTGTTGAAGAATATGTTGATCTTTTATTAAATACATTTCATGCAGAAGGAATGTATTATTATGCTCCCACTGATTATTTAGCTTTTCATTTCTCAAAAGAAAAAGATGCAAAAGCATTTTGTTCGTATGTAAATAAGATCGCGCGACACAGTAATTATTGCTGTGCATAGTATATACTTGGAAGTTGAGCGGCGTCCCTCCCCCAGTCATGAATGGAAGTTGAGGGCCGGCAGGTATTGTCCAGATTTGAGGCGCTCAATATAATCTGTTTCCAGATACCGAACAAAGGGCTATAGTAGGGTCTACCAAACCAGAGCCCTTTAAACGGCCCACGGTGCAAACCAAGGAGTGCTGTTAGGGTAGACATTTTTTGCTGGCGTAGCTTAATGGAAAGAGCACTTGGCTACGAACCAAGATTTTGTGTAGGTTCGACTCCTATCGCCAGTATTCTGTATGGTGCGCTAGTTCAGTGGTAGAACGGCGGCCTTATAAGCCGCTAATACGGGTCCGATTCCCGTGCGCACTACCATTTAAAATTTTTATAGTTGAACTAAAATTTTTTGGACAAAGTGCGATAATCGAACTCTAATATTTTTATATTATAATAGAAATAAAAATAATATAAAAATAGGAGGAAATATATATGAGTAAAACAACAACAGAGCAAGTATTAACTAGTGATAAACGGAAAAAACAAAGATTAGTTAATGCTTTAGGAGGTAAATGCTGTATTTGTGGATACGATAAATGCTTATCTGCTTTAGAATTTCATCATACAGATCCAAATGAAAAAGATTTTACTATTGGGAATAATACTCATATAGCATTTGAAAAAGCCTTAAAAGAAGCTAAAAAATGTATTTTAGTTTGTGCGAATTGCCATAGAGAAATTCATGCTGGATTAATTACAAATATACCTTTAACTTCTTATAATGAAGAATTAGCTAATATAGAACTTAATAAACTTAAAGAAATAAAGGCTAAAAAAATTTTCTATTGTCGAGACTGCGGAAAAGAGATTTCTTATGGTGCCATAAGATGTTTTGAATGTAGTAAAGAACATAGAAAAAAAATTAAAAGACCAGAAAGACAAGAGTTAAAGGATTTAATTAGAGTTTTACCATTTACTCAAATTGGAGAAAAGTATGGCATTACAGACAATGCTGTCAGAAAATGGTGTGATGCATTAAATTTACCTAGAACAAAAAAAGAAATAAATCAATATTCTAATGAAGATTGGGAAAAAATTTAATGTTTATTCTTAATAAGGAGTAGATATGATGTATCAGGTTCCTCATGAAGAATTTTACAAACTTTATGATGCTTCAGCTGATAAGATTATTGATTATTTTTATTCAAAAGATGAATTAATAAAGTTTATTGCCAGGTGGTGTCGTACTGGTGAATGGATAGATGATTTTTTCAGGTATCATAAAAGTGTAAGTAATTCTTTTATTGAACAGTGCACTTGCGATATAAATGAATTATTCAAAAGCAGCTGGGATCAGTATTATAGATGTTATATTCTTTATGATAATTTTGATAGAATTATTAATGTTCATGATTTTGAATCGGATGTTTTAAAGTTATATCAAAATTGGGAAGCAGAAGGTAAGACTAATACATATAGCTGGTCATCTTTTGCATGGAGATGGCGGAGACGTCGTTTAAAATCTCGCAAGTATGAGTTCTTAAGAAGAATGGATTCTAATTATAGATATAGGAAAGATCCAGTTCCTCATACACGAAAGTGGCGAGGTGGTCCGAGTCAGTCACCGCCGCATACCGCAAAAATTATGCGTATGTATGCAAATCCTGATTATAAATATTTTAATCGTGGCTCAACAAAAGAAATTCCACAGTGGTGGGATGATCGTTATAGAAGAACTCAAAGGTCTTGGAAGGAACAATCAAAAGCAAGACATCAATGGCAAAGAGGGAAGATCTAATTTAAGAAATTCCCTCTTGATTTTTTTAAAAAAATATGATATAATTATTATGTAATAAAGATAAGGAAATAAAAGCAAGACAGTGGGAGGGTTCTTATATGGCAGAGATTATGATTGATGCACTGGATCTGGATGAAGATATGGAGTTCGATCAGGAAAATGAGGTAAATACTGGTAATGCTGATGTTGTTATTACCAGTTCTGTGAAAATGTATCTGCGTGAGATTGGTCAGTATGATCTTTTATCAAGAGAAGAAGAAATCAAACTGGCGGAAGCCGCAGCTAAGGGGAACCAGAAAGCTAAAGATGATTTGGTAAATCATAACCTGCGTCTTGTTGTTTCTATTGCTAAGCGTTATATGGGTCGTGGTCTTACTCTCCTGGATCTCATTCAGGAAGGCAATATGGGTCTGATTAAGGCGGTTGATAAGTACGATGTAAGTAAGGGTTTTAAGCTCTCTACTTATGCTACTTATTGGATTAAGCAGGCTATTTCTCGCGCTGTGATGGATCAGGCTCGTAATATTCGTATTCCTGTTCATATTATTGAACTTATGAGCAATATTAAGAAGGTTGAACGTGATTTTCAGCAGACTCATGGGCGTGAACCTAGGGAAGCTGAAGTTGCGGCTGCTCTTGGTATTGAAGTTAAAAAGGTTAAGGAAGCGTATACTTGGATGAAGGATACTACTTCTCTTGATATTATGGTCGGTGATGATGAAGATACCACGGTTGGTTCTTTCATTGAAGATGAATCTGTAGTTCCTGCCTTTGCGGCAATCGAGGAAAATGATCGCACTATTGCGATTAGAAATATCCTTGATACTTTGAATGATCGTGAAAAGATGGTTATTGTACGGCGGTTTGGTATTGGTCTTGATAGAGCTGAGACTCTTGATGAGATTGGTAAGGAGCTTGGACTTAGTAGAGAACGTATTCGTCAGATTGAAGCAGCTGCGCTTAGAAAGCTGCGGAATCCTCGTCGTGCCAATCTGTTCAAAGAATTTTTCTAAAAATTTTTGGACAGAGTTGTTTAAAAAGATTTGCATACTTTTTAATAAGAATAGACTTCCAGAGGAACTTATTGATTTTCTTATAAAATTTTGATATAATATATATGTAAGATAAAGAGAGAAGAAAAACAATAGTTCCTTGAAGAAGTCAGGAACGCCTCACGGAGGTCGAGCCAAGCGCCGCTCTCCGTGAGGAAGATCGAAAAGTTGATTTTATAAAAAATTTTTGATATAATATATATAAAGTTAATAAAGACAGCAAAACTGCAAAATTTCAATTATTCTAATACAAGAACAAATTTAATTGGGTTAAATGAAAATCGCCTCTGAAAAAGGCTCCAGAAAGTGCTGAAGTTTATTGTGGTTCTAATTTGGTAAGCCACCTACGGGTTTTAGAAAAGGAACTTGCTGTCTTGTAAAAATTTTTAAGGAGCAAAAAGCATGACTAAGTAGGATTATCTTAATGGGAAACAAAAATATAATGATTTTTGTGGAAAAGTAATTTCGTAGACATTAACAAAAATTCAAAAAAATTTTGATAATGAAGATATTGATTTTGAATCTTATTGTATAAATCAGGTTGAAGAAACTTTTGAGAGTATGCTCTTACATAGTTTAAATTTTATCACTGATGTATATAAAATTGATACAGATTGGATAGAAATTTCTGAAAATGTTGTTTTAGAATTAACTTTTTCAAAAGATGGTAAAAATTTTAAAAATAGAATTTATGAACATTATTCTGATTACTTAAATAATCATGACGAAAATATGTTTTTAAATGCAATTAATAAAATTTTAAATACAGAATCTCGTTATATATTTAATCATGCGTTAGCTCAAGAGGTTGGTTCTCAAGCGATTGAATGTGAAATCATTGGTAATAACGCTTGCGGAGATTGTTTAGATCATTTGGGTGGGGGAAGAATTAATCCAACTTTATTAACAGATATTCCTCCATATCATCCAAATTGTGAATGTAATATAGTTTATTATTTACCAGTATCTAATTCAGAAGAGTCTGAATAAAACGGTGCCAGATAGCTCAGTTGGTGGTAGCATCTGACTGTTAAGCGTGATGTCGTGGGTTCAAGCCCCACCGTGGCAGCCATCGAGTTGATTTACCTCAGCCAATGTAAATCTCAGCTGTCGAGAATGCAGCCGCGAGCACTATCGGGGGAGTTAAGCAATAGTAGCCAGGTAAGAACTTGGTGCCTGGTAAAAGTCAAGTATCTTTGAAAGTGGTAAAGGTGAAACTTTTGTCGCATCCCAGACGGAGTGGGAGTAGGGTGCTGGTGGGCATCCGAGCAGGGCTAAAGTAGTGGCACACACCCATCCCATAGGTTCCTGTGGCGGAATTGGCATACGCGTTTGACTTAGGATCAAAATTTTGGGGGTTCGAGTCCCTCCAGGAATACCATTTAAGGGATTGTAAGGCTTGAATTAACAAGATATGACGTGCGGGGATGAGGCCCTGCGAGATATTTCATAGTTAGTAGGGTTTTAAAGACTCAAAAGGTCAACTGAAAAGATGGAATATCTGTCTCGTGAGCGACGAACGTAGTCCCTGACCAGTTAACATTTCCGAGGGAAGACGATTATGAAAAATGTGAAATGTAGAGGTCTTAACACGGATTTAGCACTTAAACTACCACTGATCTGCGGAGTATGTGGCATAGCGGAAAAGCCTCTCTAAAAAATAAGAAGCGAAGTAAAGTGTGTTCCTCCAGTTTGCCAGAGTTCGCCGCGGAGGTAAACCTAAACTGGCATTATATACTCTCGGAGAGGATCAGCAGACTCGTCGCCCTGTCACGGCGAAGATAGTGGGGCAGCACCCATCGAGAGTGCTCGGTCGCATAGAGGGCCTGAAGCCCTATGGTTCTGTTCCAGGAACTGAAATTGGAAGGTATAGGAGAGATTGCTGAGCATTGCGTTTCCTCACTCCACTCAACCAAAAGGAGTAAATAAAGATGTCTATGAAATGCCAGTTTGAGAAGATGGTAGGGTAGCTGTTAAACTCACTTATTAGATTGCAAGTTATGGTTCTTGGATCTAATTTAAAAACCAATGCGCTGTTATGGCACAGCGCCATATCCCATCGAGGAGAAATTAAATGAGGCGGGCTGGCATATCCCAAGTTCGCAATAATATGCCTTTAATATGCTCCGTTAGGCAAGTGGTCTAAGCCGTCGGCCTTTCACGCCGGAGACGGGAGTTCAATTCTCCCACGGAGTACCACGTCTCTTCGTCTAGTGGCTAAGGATCTCGGTTTCTCAGACCGAGGACGTGAGTTCGAATCTCACAGAGATGATTTGATATTTTTAAAAAAATTTGATATAATATATATGTAAGATAAAGACAGAAACAGCAAAACGTAAAGAATAAGCGTTAAATTGGGGATTTAAAGGTGCTATATTTAAGCTGTCTTGTAGATGTTTCTGGCCCCATAGTCAAGCGGTTTAAGACGGCTGACTCTAAATCAGCAGACGTCGGTTCGAATCCGACTGGGGTCCCCATTTGGTTGACAAAACCGCTGACATGACTACTGCGTCAGTTCAAAAACAGTAGCAGAAGATCTTCAACCGCGTCCATCCTGGCTCGGTATATAAATGCAACGGGAGAATGAGGACAACCACTTTTAGGAAAACCCGTGAAGCCTCTGATCAGGGCTGTGGGGAGCCGTAATCTCCCTTCTTACTTTCTTATTTGATATTTAATAAAATTTTTGATATAATATATATGTAAGATAAAGAAAGACGATTGCAGCAATTATTTAAAGAAGATTTGACTGTTAATCAAAATACTTTAAAGTCGTCTTGAGGATTAATTTTATGAGAACTTATCATCCTAAGAGTTGGAGTCAGCAAGCAAGCAAGAGAGATGTGTGATAAGCAAATTAAACAGATTAATTCTGGTTGGCAAACTATAGATGGAGCAGTTAAGTTCTTTTCTCAGTCTTATCGTGCGGAGATCATTAGAAATCGTGTTGCAAAAAGATTCGGTAGAATGGTTAGAGCAGGTAAGGTTCATGAAGATTTAGAAGCATATTATCATCATTTTTATGAGAATGATTGTTAATAGGAGAAATAAAGATGCAATCAAAAATTGATATGGCAACTGATTAGGCTTTTATTCTTGCCTATAACAACAATTCTGATTATACTAATATGGCAAGAGCTTTAGGATATGGAAATAATATTAATAATAATGTAAGAGTAAAAATTAAAGAAAGATTACAAAAAATGGGTTTGCCTTTATATGAAGGTAAAAAAGATGTGGTATCTTTGACTAAAAGAGAGCTGTTTCAAAATAGAAATTCATATCAAAGTGCTCGTTCTGCAATAGTAAAAAATGCTCAGGCGGTTTATTTAAAAAGTATGAAACCAAAATGTTGCGCTATTTGTGGATATAACAAACATTATGAAATTGCTCATATAAAAGCAGTTGCAAATTTTGAAGAAGATGCTTCTATTGCCGAAATTAATAATGAAAATAATTTAATTGCTTTATGTCCTAATCATCATTGGGAATATGATAATGGAATTTTAGATTTGGCGGGGTGGAGCAGCGGTAGCTTAACGCCCTCATAAGGCGAAGGTCGTGGGTTCAAATCCCACCCCCGCAAGAGATATAAAATTAACAGCCTCCACGTGGCATATCTTGGGTAATGCTAATAGTTAATTAAATTTAAGCAAGTATATGTAGCACTAACATATACAACTGCTTAGAAGTTTGTTTTCTACTTTTGTTCTTAAAAACAAAGAGAGTGACTTGGATGTTCAAGAAGAATGTTTCCGTGCTTTCGGTGATAGCGGTCGTTAGTGAGTTCATGTCCTGAATGAACGATCCCCCGCGAGGAGTGCAAAAAGATAGAGGGTGCAAATATCTATCGTACTACTATACTCGTGAGTAGTTTTCCTTTATATCCTGAGTGACACACTTTTCAGTGAATAGTTCAAAGTAAAAAGAATACTCAGTTTTTATATAAACTGCGGTTTATATAATCAAAGATATAAGCCGCATTATGCTTCTCTGGCGCAATAGGCAGCGCAACTGATTTGTAATCAGTCGGTTAAGGGTTCGAGTCCCTTGGGAAGCTCCATAGGCACGAGTGGCGGAATAGGCAGACGCAGCGGACTTAAAATCCGCTGATCGAAAGATCGTGCGGGTTCAAGTCCCGCCTCGTGCACCATCGAGAACAAAAGTTCTCACGTCATGTTTAATCTTTTCTTTTTAAAAGGAGTTGGAGTTAAACTCCAACTCCTATTTTGGTGTAGTTGGTGTAATGGTAACACAGGGGATTGTGGATCCTTTAATATCAGTTCGATTCTGGTGCTTCACCCCATATAGGCGTCTGGTGTTAGCGGATAGCATTCTGGTCTCCAAAACCAGCGGACCTGGTTCGAATCCAGGGATGCCTGCCATTGATAATAATATATTTGGGTGGTTTGGAATCCACCGCCGCACTTTATTGTTGGTTGAGTACAAGTGTGGCAGAACCCAGCCAAAGGGCAAATATATATTATATACAGAAGTTTTGCAAAACTTATTAGAATTAAACCCAATAGCAAATTAGTAGATGATGGGCACTAATTACAATTTGATAGGTAGCTCAACTGGTAGAGCAACGGCATGTGGAGCCGTGTGTTGGAGATTCGAGTTCTCCCCCATCAACTTTTTTGTTACAAAAAACTCTTCTTAAAAGGAGATTTTATATGATAGATAATGAAGTAAGAGATATTTTATGGACTGAACGCATGCGTCAGCAAAACGCCATAGAATTAATAGCAAGTGAAAATTTTGTCAGTGAAGAAACTATGATGATGGCAGGAAGTATTTTTTGTAATAAATATACGGAAGGATACCCTGGTAATCGTTATTATGGTGGATGTAAACATTATGATAAATTAGAAAAACTTTGCCAAGAAAGATGGTTAAAAGTTTTTAATGCAGAAAATGATTATCACTGTAATGTACAGCCGCATAGTGGATCTCAAGCTAATTTTGCTGCATATATGGCATTATGCCAACCTGGAGATACTATTTTGGCCATGTCTTTTGATAATGGTGGTCATTTAACTCATGGCTCTCCTGTTAATTTTAGTGGAAAAATTTATAATGTTGTATTTTACAATGTGGATGAGAATGGTTTTATTGACTATAATGATATAAGAAATAAAATTAGACAATATGCCCCAAAAGTAGTATTAGCAGGTGCAAGTGCATATAGTAGAGAAATTGATTTTAAAAGAATTTATTCTATTTTATGTAGTGAATATCCTACTGGTGGTCCATATGGACCTCGTCCTTATTTTATGGTTGATATGGCCCATATTGCTGGATTAATTGCAGCAGGAGATCATCAGTCTCCTTTTAGATATGCAGATGTAATTACAACTACAACTCACAAAACTTTAAGAAGTATTCGCGGCGGTCTGATTTTTTGTAAAAAGGAACTGGCTAAAAAAGTTGATAGTGCGGTATTTCCTGGAAGTCAGGGAGGCCCGTTACAGCATATAATTGCCGCAAAAGCTGTAGGTGCATTAGAGTGTTTACAGCCTGAATATAAGAAATATATCCATCGAGTTGTAAAAAATACAAAAGCAATGTGTGATGAATTTATTTCAATGGGGTATAAAGTAGTTACAGGTGGGACGGATAATCATTTATTCCTTTTAGATTTATCTGATTTAAATGTCACTGGCAAAGATGTACAAGATGCTTGTGAAAAACATGGAATTACATTAAATAAAAATTGTGTTCCTGGTGAGAAACGATCTCCTAAACTTACGAGCGGTGTGCGGATAGGATGCGCGGCAGAAACAACTCGTAATAAAACTGAAAAAGATTTTAGAGAGATTGCTCATAAAATTGATGAAATTATTAAAAGCATTAATTAAGAATTAATGCTTATATACGGTGTGGTACCTTAGTGGGGAGGAGGCGCGGTCTTGAAAACCGTTGCTCCTAGAGGGGCTGGGGGTTCGAATCCCTCCCACACCGCCATTTTTCTCTCAGAAAAACAGCAATGCAAAATCCAGTCTATAATAGAGACATAACAAATCGAGGTGTAGCGCAGATGGTAGCGCGCCTGCTTTGGGAGCAGGATGCCGCAGGTTCAAATCCTGTCACCTCGACCACACTGATACCAGACATTGTTCTCTGAGAAAATACAGAAAATCAGCAGTATGGTATCATAGGTTCAAGAAATACGGATGTAGCGAAACAGGTAAACGCGCTAGATTTAGGTTCTAGTATCAGAAAAGCTGTTATGCGGGTTCGAGTCCCGCCATCCGTACCACAAAAAAATCTCATATTATCATTAACAATTGAGATAAGACTTACGAAAGGAGGCATCAAAAATGGGTCTATTGCACGAATTAGTGAGAGCGCGTGAGATCGAATTATCTCAAGTGAAAATCACAAGTCAATTGTCAACTCACAAGCAGCATAAGTAACCATAGACGGTTGAGTATTAAATCCCATAGCTTAAGCTTTGGGATCTCAATATGGCTGGTGTAGCTCAGTTGGATAGAAGCAACCGCATCTTAAGCGGTAGGTCGGCGGTTCGAAACCGTCCCCAACCGCCATTTAATATAACATATGGAGGAAAAATATGAAATTTTTAATTGCTGCTATTGTAACTGTTGGTTTTTATATAGTTTCTGCATGTGTTATATCAGAAACAAGTTATATCTTTGATGCGCTTGATAGCAATATTCATTGATATTTTTAAAAAATTATATTATAATATATATGTAAGATAAAAGAGGAAGATAATATTCGTGAAGAATTTTATAATAATGATATGGTTTATGGCTGTATTGAATTAGATATAACTAAACTTCCGACTTTAGATATTGAAGAACTTGAAAAAATATATTATAATGATGAAGATGGTTTCATTGAAGCCTACAGACTGGATTAATCCAGTCAAATAACTGGGTATAATTCAGTTGGTAGAATGCGTGATTTGGGATCACGATGCCGTAGGTTCGAGTCCCGCCACTCAGAGGATACCAGTACAAATGTGTTTACGTCGCGTATCTATTTAAACAAAAGTTTGTACATAAAATAAAAAAGACACATACAGCAAACATAAAAGTTTAAACTTTTATATGCGAGTTCGAATCTCGTCTTACCGTTAGGTATGTAGCAAAATGGATAATGCAAAAGTCTAAATAAGTGTCTTGTAATACGAAGGAGATTATTTATGAGAGGAATAGCTTATAAAAGATTTCAACGTGAAAAGCATATCAAGAGAAAAGAAAATATTCTTCGTGCTTACCGATTAGACAATCCGCCTCATAAATATAATGATAAAGATTTATTTAGTTGTATTACATTTCCAAGAGGTAGGGAAGTCGCATATGCAGGTAGTTGGCTTCCCTATTGGATTGTAAAAACAAGAGGACAGTTAAATAAAGGAAAGATTCATTGTGGTTGCGGCATGTGCATGGCTAAAACTCGTAATAAAGGGAAGAAACGTCATGTGCATGGAAATTATGCTCCTGCCATTAATTATAAAATTAGTGATTTGCGGCGGGCGCAGCAAATGGATTGGGATGAGTCCCAATGGAAGATGGAAGATGAGTTCCCGCGGGATTGAGACGAGAAACCGCGATTTTTGATGATTGGGTTTCAAATGAAGAATTAAATGAATTAATTGCTTCGCTCTCCGATTGATTTTTAATAAAATTTTTGATATAATATATATACAGTAAAGATAAAGAAAGAAAAAAAATGTAAGAGGAAATGCGATATGAATATAGTCGGAGCTGGCGATCGGTTCATGGTATATGGCGAGGATGTAAAAACATATAAGGTTTTGCCCGCCGATACTTATAAAGTGCAATTTAATAAGATGACTGGGTTCTATCTCATTAGCCATAATGACCTTACGGTAGATGAAAAGGTATATGGGCCATATGCTCGAAAAGTGCAGAAGGTTATGAATACCTTTAAATATCTTGATAGAAATATGGGAGTAATTTTATCTGGTCCCAAGGGTGTGGGCAAATCAATGTTTGCTCGACTTCTGGCGGAAGCTGGTAAAAAGAATAATCTGCCACTAATTATTGTAAATTGTGCGGTTCCAGGGGTTGAGGATTTTATTTCTTCTATTGAACAAGAATGTATTGTTCTTTTTGATGAATTTGAAAAAACATTTAAACCCGATAAAGATAATGGGTTTAATCCACAGGAAAATTTACTTTCACTTTTTGATGGCATTGATAATGGCAAGAAACTTTATGTTGTAACTTGTAATGAGACTCGTGATCTTAATTCTTATCTTTTGAATAGGCCTGGACGTTTTCATTATCATTTCATTATGGGGACTCCAACAGGAGATGAAGTAAGAGAATATATGGAAGATAATCTGGTTGGAGATGCCAGACAGTATATAGATAAGGTTGTAGCACTTAGTGCAATTTCAGCTTTTACATATGATGTGTTGCGGGCAGTTGCTTTTGAGTTAAATCAAGGCTATGATCTTAGTGAAACTATGATGGATCTTAATATTGAACGTGAGCATTATCTCAATTTGACTATGAAAGTCATTTTTACAAATGGCTATGTAGCTAATGCGAGAGATGTGCTTGATCTTGATATGTTCAATAATCGGTATAATTATGAGTGGTGTCAGTTTGAAAAGAACACTATTCCAGATAAATTTAAGAAATACTGTGATGCAGTAAATGTTCGATTTTATACCAGAGATGTAGTAGTTGATGATAAGGGGTATCATCTTGAGCCTGAAAAAACAGAAATTGTCTGGGATGATGACTGGAATTATATGAATGATGATACCGCAGAACAGCAGGCTTACAAAGCTGAAGTAAAGCAGTTTATGGATAGTTTTGAAGTCGCAGAGGTTGTTTTGGAGAAATCCAAACCTATATACGGAAATACCGCATTTGCATACAAGTATCTGGTTTAAACCAGATACTTGTTACAAAAACGTTACAATTTGGTCAATTTTTCGTAATAATTTTGAAATATATAATAAAGAAACAGGAATAACTATTTCAAATGCAGATTATAGAACACCCGTTTCTGCAAAAAGGCACTGGTAACAGTACCACGATATGCGCCAGTAACTCAGGGGTAGAGTAGCGGACTTTTAATCCGTCTGTCGCGGGTTCAAATCCCGCCTGGCGCACCATGGGAATGTGAGCTAGTACGGTTATTCAGCACTGGACTGAAAATCCAGGGAATTTGATTCGACTCCAAGATATTCCACTTTATTTCAAAACCTGTCGTTTAGCCTGTGAGTAAAACATAGGTTCCATAAATTAACGAAATAGGAAAGGATTAAATAAACGTAAACCCATTGCAGACCTCGACACAGAAACGATAAGAATAGGAGTTACTTGAAATGATATATAGTAGCTATCGACAAAAAGTAGGTTGGCAACACTGAAAATTTCTTTAGAAACAGATAGAGAAATCACAATGAAATGCTCAGTAGTTGTCAAAGGTCTACTGAGAGAACGCCTGGGTGTGAGAATTAGGTATTCACGGAATAGCGTTTGGTAGGGTGATGTAATAGATGGTTGGCTCCTAATTCTCTTTTTTGAAAATTATTAAAATTTTTGTTATAATATATATGTAAGTTAAAGAAAGACGCTTGCAGCAAATTCATAGTCAAGCTATGTGTCGTGAGTTCGATTCTCACTCCTTCCAGTTGGAAAGATAGATCAGTTGGTAGATCAATAGAAAAATGTTAGCGTCTTGTTTTATAGCCCAGTCGCCAAGTGGTAAGGCACAGCACTTTGACTGCTGTATGCGCTGGTCCGAATCCAGCCTGGGCTGCCAGGTCCCGATAGCATAATGGATAATGCAATAGATTTCTAATCTATCGACTGAAGGTTCGAGTCCTTCTCGGGGCGCCACCCCCCAAGATTGGCGTCTTGGGAGTACACATGGGAAGCTTCCAAATCAATCTATAGTGAGCAAAAGCCTAACGGCAGGGAGGAAAAGCAATCACATGGCTATTGTTTCTCGCTGGCCGCCAAGCCAGAATACTGGGTCTTATGCGAGATTTACCAGACGCCGCGGAAAGTAGCTATAAGTTGATTTTCTTAAAATTTTTTGATATAATATATATGTAAGTTAAAAAAGACACATGCAGCAAAACTACTTTAACAAAACTCTTTGATGAAAATAATTTTATAATTTTTATATTGCGTTTACGTTATGAGTGTCTTGTGGGTTGGATTTAACTTACATAAAACCCTCCTTTCCATGATTGACTTGGTGAAGCGGTTTACCTGATATGATTCTCCGCAGAACGAGAAAAATCATTCCCCGTGATGTCGTACGGGTGATGGCTTCGACCGCAGGTATAGCGAAATAATCCAGGGTATAAGAGATCCCCTTCAAATATGGCACAAGGACGGCAAACCTATTTGAAAAGTTTTCGTTCAACATCTCTTACTTTAAAATATTAAAAAGGAGTCATTTAGATATGGCATACATTTATAAAATTGTGAATGATATAAATAATAAAATATATATTGGAAAAACAGAATGTTCTATTAAAAAAAGATTTAAGGAACATTGTCGAGATGCTTTTAAAAATCAAAATGAAAAACGTCCTTTATATGCAGCTATGAGAAAATATGGAATTGAACATTTTCATATTGAATTAATTGAAGAAACAAATAATCCAGAAGAACGTGAAATTTATTGGATTGAACAATTTCGGTCTTTTAAAAATGGTTATAATGCTACAAAAGGTGGAGACGGCCGAAGATATTTAGATTATGATTTAATTATTGCTACATATAAAGAAATTGGAATCGTAAGACAAACAGCTAATAAATTAGGAATTGACGAGCATACTGTTAGTAAAATATTATATAACAATAATATTAAAATACTTTCTGCACGAAAGGCTTCTGATAAATCTACTAAAAAAGTTGTAAATATGTATGATTTACAAGGAAATTTTTTACAATCTTTTGAAAGTGCTTCTGATGCTGCAAGATTTTTAGTAGAAACTAAAAAAGTTAATTGTTTAGCATCTACAGTGCGTGGTCATATTTCTTCTGTTTGTAATAATAAACGAAAAACTGCAGCTGGATATATTTGGAAATTCGCTTAATATAATTATTTTTAGACACACGCAGCAAATTATTTCTCAAAATTGGGTATTATAGGTAAATCGTATAAATATTAAAGAAGAAGGTGGGGGATACCTCACAGAGAGATAGTGTCTAGTCAAAATTTAAAAGCAAACTGTTTAAGAAGTTAAACATACTTCACTCCCTTTCTTTTGATTTTGGACTGGATATTTAAAAAATATCCAGTCCTTTTTATGAGTTGATACCCAAGTGGTTTAAGGGCGCTAGCTGCAACCCAGTTGTAATAAATCGGGGGTTCGAATCCCTCTCAACTCTTTATTGATTTTAAATAAGAATTTTGATATAATATATATACAAGGTTATGAAAGATAACCTCAAACAAAAGTTTGAAAGAGATAAAAGGAGAAAAATACTATGAATACTTTTCTTAATCAGATGACCAAGGATAGCAATATCACTCGTACTGAGAATGGTGGCGTAACTCGCAAGTCTACCGAATCTAAGGTTCTTGATATGTTTGCGGTCGGCGGTGCATACAGAACCCGTTCTGATGAGGATATTATCCTTCTTTTTAAGAACGCATTTGAGGAAGATCGTCTTCTGGCTATGAAGTGTCTGTTTTACTTGAGGGACATTCGCGGAGGTCAAGGAGAAAGACGCTTCTTTCGTATTGCTTTTCGTTGGCTTTGTAATAAGTATCCTAAAGTTGCAAAGAAGAACCTTATCAATGTCAGCGAGTATGGTCGTTGGGATGACCTGATCTACGTTGCTGAAGGTACTCAGGTGCAGACCGCCGCATTTAATATCATCAAGCATCAGCTTGCTCTTGATATTCAGTGCAAGACTCCGTCTCTACTTGCAAAGTGGATGCCTTCTCAGAATGCATCTAATGCAGACACTAAGAGACTGGGACATGTTCTGGCAAACTTCCTGGGAATGACCAGCCGCGAGTATCGTAAGACTCTTTCTACTCTGCGTGAGCGTATCAACGTTCTTGAGCGTCTGATGAGCGCAAACCGCTGGGATGAGATTGAGTTCGACAAGATCCCTTCTAAGGCAGGACTTGTCTATCGTAATGCTTTTGCAAGACGTGACATTCTTGCTAAGAAGTATGAAGCCTTTGCCAAGAATAAGGATACCAAGGTAAATGCAGATGCACTGTATCCGCATGATGTTGCTCACAGAGCTTTTGCAATGCGTTATAATACTAGCCTTGAAGATCCTACTCGTCTTATGCTTCAGAAATACTGGGATAATCTCAAGGACTTCTATAATGGCAGAGAAGAGAATGGCATCGCGGTTGTTGATGTGTCTGGTTCTATGAGCGGCACCCCGATGGAAGCTGCGGTTTCTATGGGCGCTTACATCGCAGATAAGGCACATGGCCCGTTCGCAAATCACTTCATCACTTTTTCCGCTCATCCTGAGCTGGTAAGATTTGAGGGAGTCGATATTGTCGATAAGCTCAACCGTTGTGTTCAGGCGGATTGGGGCATGAATACCAATGTACAGGCGGTATTTGATATGCTTCTGAGCACCGCCATGAAGCAGGGTGTAAAGGCCGAAGATATGCCGACCAGAATCTACATCTTCTCCGATATGGAGTTTGATGAGTGTGTATCTTTTGATCGTACTTCTAAGCGTTCTCGCAGCTCTTGGAGCAGATGGAATGATTGCCGTACCGTCAACTCTGTTGATGAGGTAAACTCTGATCTTGAGAACATTAAGCTGGAGTGGGCACGTCATGGATACCAGATGCCTCAGGTAATCTTCTGGAATCTTAATGCCAGAAATAACAGAATTCCTGCAATCGGTGACGGATTCAGTTATGTAAGTGGGTTCTCCCCTTCCATGATTGATTGCATCCTGAGCGGTAAGGATGGCTGGGATCTGATGGTTGAGAAGCTCATGTCTAAGCGTTACGCGGCAGTAGTTGCGTAATCTCATATATAAGGGGTGTGCAATTTTTGCACACCCTTCTTTTTTTGTATATGCAAAATTTTCCTAGAACCTGATGAATAGATCTTAGAGACGGCTCGGCCCGCAGACACCCGCAATCTAAAATCAAAAATGGGTTTAGAATTTTTTCTTTCTGATTTTTCTATAACCGAATCTTGGTCAAAAATGGATAAATGATCTCTCGTAATTTTAATATATAATTAGTAAGAGAAATCTTCATTTAAATACAAGGGAGGCTTTATTATGGTAGAGTTGCTTTAGCGCTATTCCTTGTCTGATATTCTCATGTTTATTGTTATTTTAGCTTTAGCAGTAAAAAGCCTAATTTCTTTTTTTGATTGGGCTTATGACCGCTTAAAGAAAGTTTTTAACAAAGAACATTGTAAACTTTCTGAAAAAGAAGAGTTAAAACGACGTCTTCAGCATGGAAGCGAAGTAATGACTACTTTAAAAGCTAATCAAGAGGCAACAGATAAAATTTTAAATGATTTATCTGCAAAAATAGACATGTTGATTGATTCAGATAAGGATGCTATTAAATCCTATATAACAAGAAAACATCATTATTTCTGTTATCAAATAGGATGGATCGACGATTTTAGTTTAGACTGCTTAGAAAGACGATATGAACATTATGCAGATGAAGGCGGAAATTCATTCATTGAAGGCTTTATGAATGAATTACGTGCACTTCCTAAACAATCACCTCAAGAGAAAAGAGAATATTATCGTCCATAAAAATTTAAGAGATAAAAGGAGATAAGAGAATGGCAATCACAAGTAATTTGTATCCGCCGATTGTGCCTGATACAACTCCGGCGTTCATAAGAACAAAATCTTGTAAGATTTACTTTTCTCTTTCTATGTATAATTCTGCGGCAGATATTAAGAATGTTCAAGTTTCTTTAGTTAATCAAAGAACTAATGCTTCTGCTTTAAAGACAAGTGCATATCCTTCTGGTATTAAAATTGCCAGTTTATATTATGATCCTGATGTACGCGGCGATTATAATTATTATGTACAAATTAATCCTTCTGATTTGGCGGAAGGATCTTTTGGATTAAATCAGTTTTATAAAGTGCAATTAAGATTTACATCAAAATCTGCTTCTAATCCACCATCAAGCGGGACAGCACTAGCTAAATGGCTATATGATAATATGCAATATTTTTCAGAATGGTCAAAAGTTTGTTTAATTAAAGGAATTGAACAACCGCATATTTCTATTCGTGGTTTTGATGATACTGAGAACAATCAAGAAACAGTATTAACAAATCCAATGTTAGAGGTTATTGGTGAATTAACATATGCTAAGAATGGTACACAAGAAAAAGAATATTTAAAAAGCTATAATATAAAATTATATCAAGCTAATAATATGGATAATGTATTAATGCAAAGTGAAGAAGTTTATACAAATCCACATAATCCAAATGAGTTCAATTATGAACTATCATATGATTTGCTTGATGGTGTTAATTATGTTATGGCTTTAACTTATACAACTAATAATTTGTATACTGAAACTATTAATTATAAATTTACCGTTATTCAATATGGTGCAGATAAATTAAATGCTGATATTACAGCCACCGTAGATGAAGAGAATGGTAGAATTAAAATTGATATAATTTCAAAAGATACAGAAAAATTTATTGGAAACTTAACAATTAGAAGAACATCTTCTGAATCTAATTTTCATAAATGGGAAGATGTAAAAACTGTTACATATATTACTGGAACTGAATTAAATTATAGTTGGTATGATACAACAATTCAAAGTGGCGTGTGGTATAGATATTGCGCTCAGAAACGTAATGCACATGGTGACCGCGGCGCTATTATTCAAATTGATAATCCAGTAATGTGTTTATTAGATGACATCTTTTTAACAAGAGATGATTGTCAATTAAAAATTAGATTTAATCCAACTTTAAGTGAATTTAAATATAATGTTACAGAATCTCAACAGGTAACCATTGGGGCAAAATATCCATATATTAAGCGAAATGGCAATAACTATTTTAGAACTTTTCCTATTGGTGGATTAATTAGTTCTTTTATTGATACCACTGATTGGTATGATCCACATTTTTATGATGGGGAATTTCATTATGATGAAAATGAAATTAAAGCATTTACTTCAAAAGCAGATATATATGGAGAATCACAAGAACTATATGATGATTATAATAATAAAAAAGGAATAACAGAATATAATGATTATATTTATGAAAGAGAATTTAGAAAAAAGGTTTATGATTTTCTTTATAAATATAATGTAAAGCTATTCCGCTCCACAACAGAAGGAAATATATTAATTAAATTAATGAATATTGATTTTCAACCTGTTGAAACACTTGGACGAAGATTATATTCATTTACTGCAACTGCGGTTGAGGTTGATGATGCTACTATTTCAAATTATAATAAATATGGTATTCAGATTACAGGTAATTATGAGAAATATATTACTTACAGACATGAAGTTTTAGGACAAATTTCTGGAACATATCAAGCCTCTGATGGTAATATATTAAGTAATAAAATTAATACTAAATATAAAAAGTCTTCAAATGAAGGTTTCATTAATCAGGTTGGAAGTTTAAGATGGTTAAAATTAGAAATTGAATCTGATCCATATGTAATTATTGAAAGCGACGGCTAGTTGGTAAAAGCAACCACCTCTTCAGATATTGAAGCACCAGATGCTACAGTTGGTCATATAGTTGTGATTAATGGTGCAGAAATGATTGTGTACCCTCGCATGGAAAGACGACCTACTGGACAACCAGGAAACGGCTCCACCGCAGCAGAAATAGTTCATTTAGGAATTTTTGAATTAAAAGAAGATAATACACTAGTAACAGATTTACGATTTAAATATCCAACTACTGTTACTATTGATTATATAGCAAATCTTGAAGAAGTTGAAGATACATCTGGTTTAGCTAATAGAATTTATTACTATCATAAGCCAGGTCAATTATATGGATCTTTTGAACCTAAAGATTCATTAATGCAGAAAATTTATAATAAATATCTACTTAATTATAAAAAATATTATCAACGTTTACTTGATGTTACTGGTATCCAAGTTGAAGGTCAACCTGGTGCTGTTGTTTATGTAAAAGATTCAAAAGATACTAATTTAAATCGTCATGTTTTAGAAAATGGATATTTACAATTAAGAGATAATGAAGCAACTATTGAAGGTTTATATTTCTGTGGAGTCCATTTGACAGAATGTACAGATCCATTGGAAACTGAAATAGTTAATGGTTTAACAGGCGATGATTTTGAATTACAAGATGGTGTTTATGATTCTATTGATGAAATTGAAAATCCAGTTAATGCGGGTATTTACCAAATTCGCGCATATGGATTAAAATCTGGTGCATTTTTAGAAAACAATCGAGTAATAGTTGTTAATGAAAATAATACAGAACATACAGAAGTTACCCCTGATAATTATTATACTTTAATTCTTGAGCCAATAGAAGATGATAAAAAACTTCAGTTTGTTTATTACTATGGCTGTTGGTATACATTAGCTAAGGGTTATGAAAAAACTAAATTATTAGGTGGTGATATTCGTCAAGTAAGAGATAATGAATATATTTTAGTGGATGAATATTATGATTCATTTGCGGAAATCGAAAATCCAATTCCTAATGGTGTATATTGGATTTCTTCATATGCGGTTGACGATGAAAATCTTGATTTTGATAGAATTAGTGGTTTGTTAACAATTAGTGAAGACTATGTATATGCAAACACTGATAGAAATTATGCCTTAATTGTTAAGCGTTTATATGAAGAATCTAAAAATAGATATATTTATTATCATGGTGATTGGTGGTTATTTACACCAGAACATGATGTGCTTTGTCCTGTTGATGGGTTGGTAGATTATTATTGTGAAGTTGTGAAAGGAGTTTATTAATTATGACACATGATTTTCCATATTTAAAAGACTCCGTATTTCTTAAAAAATTTGATGAATTAAAATTAAAAGAACAATATGTAAAATTAATTGTTCTTACTTTTGATGAAATGCCAATTCAAGAGATACAAGGTAAAGTAACTGGCGGCAATCTTACACTAGATGGGTCTTCAGGAATGAGACGAACTGGTAATTTAAGTATGGTTGCTGATGAATATGAGAATGATTTAACTGATACTAAACATTTATTGAGTATTAATAAAAAAGTTGAAGTATTAATTGGTTTCGTAAACACAACAGACGAGTATACAGAATATGATATGCTCTGGTTCCCGCAAGGAACTTACGTAATTATTTCACCAAATATTTCTCATAATAATAGTGGTGTTAATATTTCATTAACATTACATGATAAAATGGCTTTATTAAATGGAGAGTGCGGAGGTACGTTACCTGCCTCCGTAGTCTTCAATGAAATAGAAGATATAGATGAAGATGGTAATATACAAATTACAGAGCCTACTGTCTATCAAATAATCCAAGAGCTAGTTAATCACTTTGGTGGTGAGCAATTAGGTAAAATAATAATCAGTGATATAGACAGTAAAATTAAAAAAGTAATGAAATGGACTGGTTCAACTCCGTTATATCTTTACCAAGAACCTGCGGCGGATGGCACAATTTACAACAGCTTTAGCACTAACTATAACGAGCTCGCCGCACGTCAAGCACAAGGACATGGAACAATAAAAGAGTTTTCATATGGACAAGATATTGGTTATATATTAACTGATTTTGTTTATCCTGGTGAATTAGTTGGTAATGCAGGAGATACTGTTGTTACTATTTTAGATCAAATTAAAAATACTTTAGGTAACTATGAATATTTCTATGATATTGATGGTAATTTTAGATTTCAAGAAATTAAAAATTATCTGAATACATCATATTCTGTATTTTTAATTAATGAAATGAACGCAGATAATTATTTAGTTGATTATACAAGTGGTAAATCTGTTTATACTTTTGAAGATGCAAATATTATTCAATCATATTCAAATTCACCACAATATCAACAAATTAAAAATGATTTCTTAATCTGGGGAAAAAGAACATCTGTAGATGGACGAGACGTTCCAATCAGATACCATTTAGCTATTGATAGTAAACCAACTGTTGGAAATAGTTATAAAGTATTCTTTTTTATAGATCCAGATGATGGAATTACAAAAGCAAAGAAACCAGTTGAGTTTGCTTCTAAATCTAAGTTTCCTGATAAAGGAGAAGCTGGTATTTATTATTATGCGGCAGACACTGGTATAATTTATAAATGGGCAACAGATGCAAAAGCATATGAACAAACCCCATATACAATAGAAACAATCAAAGCAACTGATTATAGAACAGAACTTTACATGGCGGGTATGGCTAGTGAACCTTTTGGGCTAGACAGCAATTATTACTATACTGAGTTAAAAAATGAATGGCCTAAATTATATGATATGCGAAATCAGAAATTCTTTGAAGAGGTTATAGATCAGCCAAGTGATATTGATTTCTTTTTAGATTTTATAGATACTCCAACCGCAATATCAGAATTTAGTGTACAAAATATTGGTAGGAGAACTACAACTCTTGTTGATGATTCTATTAACTGTATTTTTGAACCAGATAATCCTGATATAGTAATTATAGAAGCTGGTAGTGAAGATGCAGATAGTATGCAAAGAGAATGTGAAGCCCGAAAACAAGAATATGCACAAGTTCGTTCAGAAATATATGCAATGTTGTTAAATGGTGGAGCATTAAAATCCGCCTATGATGAAATTAAAAAAGAACTATATCAATATACAAATTATAATGAACAGATTTCATTAACCACATTACCAATTTATTATCTTGAACCAAATGTTAGAATTACAGTTCGAGATAATTAGAGTGGGATATATGGTGATTATATGGTTAAATCAATTTCATTACCATTAGATATTAATGGAACAATGAGTTTATCTTGTACAAGAGCACTCGAAAGAATTTGATTTATGAAAGGAGATAAAAGGAGTAATAATGTATTGTATATATAAACATATAAATAAAAAAGATGGTAAAATTTATATTGGACAAACAAAAAATCCTAAAGAACGATGGAGTCGTCAAGGTGAAACATATAAAGGATGTACTTATTTTTATAATGCTATACAAAAATATGGCTGGGATAATTTTGAACATATAATTATTGAAGAAAATATTTCAGCTAAAGATATAGATAAAAAAGAAGAATATTATATTAATTTATATGATAGTAGAAATCCAGAAAAAGGATATAATATTGCTAAGGGCGGCCATCAGGGTGGTTCAATAGCAGGTGAAAAAAATCCATTAAATAAATCAATAATTTGTTTAGATACTTTAAAAATTTATCCTTCCGCTCGTATTGCAGGAGAAGAGCTTGGCATTGATGAATCTTGCATTAGAAAGGTTTGTCGTGGTAATAGAGCTTCTGCAGGGGGTTATCGTTGGGCGGACTATGATGAAAATAAAACTTATACAAAACCTAAAAAAGTTGCTCGTGGAGCGGGAAATACTCGTCCTGTTAAATGTATTGAAACTGGTGAAATTTTTTCATCTTGTTTATAGGCAGCAAAAGTTTTACAAGAAAAATCTCCTTCACGAAAATTAGAAAATATTGCAAACTTAATTGGTAGAGTTTGTCGTGGTGCTCAACAATCTACTGGCGGGTACCATTACTGTTATGAAGAGGAGGTTTAAGACTCATGAGCTATCAGATCGGCCAGTTTAGACGTCCACAACTTGACTCCTATTCAACCCCACTTAGCATGGAACTTAGTCATCAACAAACAGAAGACGCATCAAGTGGAGATATTTTATTTTATAATGCTTGTGGGAATTTATCAGGAGACAATGTAATGAACAATCAAAATTGTTATTACTTGCGGTTTGGCGTTAAACAAAGAAGGGATTCAGAACAAGCATTTTATTTAAAAATAAGAAATGTTTCTGAAACAGAAGATAATGAACAATTAATTGATGAATTTAAAGTAACCCGTGGCACTGGGACGGTTTATTTTGAAGTTATATTATCACCAAATGCGACATATAATCAAGTTCTTTGGGAGTTACAACGAACTGCTCTTGATTATAGAATGTTAAACTATGGTAGAGGAATGGATGCCTATGGTAGAGTAATGAAGGTTGTAGATTATACTTATACAAGATTGATAGATGTGCTAACAACTTTGAAATCCACATATACGGGTATGGAATATTTAACAAAGATTGGTATTCAAGGCCCACCTTCATTGCTCATGTGTATCAATAGAGAGCAAATCAGGATTGGGAAGACTGGAATATATGAAATTAATAATGGTATTAATATTACTTCTATTAGTTTTGTACCTAAAACTTCTACTCTTTCTTCTGATGGACTAGATTATTTTATTATGGATTTCGAGTATTAATTAAGGAGGATTAAAGGATGTATTCTTTTTATGGTGGCAGACCTGGCAATTCTTTTATAATTATTACAACATATAGAAGTATTGCGGATATGGTCACTAAATTTAAACAGGGACCAAAATATACGGCAGTACATTATGATGAGCACGTAATGATTAATACCGTAAATAAAAATGATCCAGATAACGGTAAAATATATAGACGTGGTTATGATTTTAATAACACAATGGGCGGTGCTGAATATATTGGAACTATTGTTGGTCCAGCAGGAAAAGCACCAATGTTGGAAATGACAACAATAGCAGATGTGAAAAAGAAACACGCATCTGAAGGTTATGATGAAAGATTTTCTTCTGGTCAATATTCACCAATAGGTGGAAATCTTGTACCTGGTAAGACTGGAAGTGGAACTTTTAATGATGCAATCACTTGGGCATGTTGCTCTATTAGAAATGAAAATGATGAAGATGCTACCGCATATATTGGTTTTACTTTCCCATATACAGTAATTGATTATGAAACAAGTTGGATTGAACCATATGTTGCGGGCAGATATGCAGATACAAGCTCTGCAACAAGAGTAGATGATGAAACTCATCCATTTTTTGAGAAATGGCGTATTAATGTACCAAAAGGCGTTAAAGGAAATGCTTTCATGAATTTGAAAGTGGAAGCAGCATCCGCTAATATAAAAAAATATACTGGTCAAGCAGATGATATTAACCACGGCCGTATGATCCTTGCATATGATTATTATAATTATGATGATTATCAGAATGGTGCGCCTGTTAGATTATATCTTGGTGATTATAATATGATTGATAATGTATCTATTGATGATGAGGGTACTATTACTATTGATTATAGTCATGATGATGATTCAGTATGGACAAAAAAAATTAAATGGATTAAATCAGTTGCATTAAATACTGAAACTGGTTTACTTACTGTTGTTTATAATCATATAACAGATGCAAAAGGAAATCCAACAACATACACAACTTACCTTGATTGGATTGATGAAGTAAATGTTGCGGATGATGGTACTGTTACTTTTGGACATACACATGAAGCTGATACAGTTTTCAGTAAGAAAATTAAATGGGTAACTGGAGTTACTATTAATAATAATGGTACAGTAACTTTTAAATGGAATAATGGAACTGCTGATACTATATTTAGTAATATTATCAAATGGATTAGTTCTGTAAATCTTGCGGCAGATGGTACATTAACTGTTGGATATAATAATGGTGCGGCAGATAGTGTATTTAGTAAAGCTGTTAAATGGATTACAGACGTCCAAGTTGCAAATGATGGTACTGTAACTGTTAGTTATAACAATGATGATCCTGCATATGTAGCAAGTCAAAGGTTGAAATGGATTAATGATATTACATTAGCGGAAAATGGTACTTTAACTGTTAGTTATAATAATGGTAGTACAGATACAGTATTTACCAATAGAATTAGATGGTTAACAAATGCCACTCTCACTAATAATGGTACTCTTACATTAAATTGGAATAACGGAACAGCTGATACAGTTTATGCTAATATGTTTAAATGGATTAGTGGAATGAGTGTAGCAGCAAACGGCACTGTTACTTTAACATGGAATAATGGTGATAGTAATACTGTTTATGAAAATTTAATGAAATGGATTAGCGGATGCACTATTAATACTGGTACAACAGAAGGGGATGGAAATCAAAAACTGCATATTCTATGGAATGATGGAGCAGAAGAGGATATTGGAAATCCTATTAATTATATTATGAGTATGGCAGTTAATCCAAATAATCATTTACTTGTAAGATATTCCGATCCCGCAAGGCGTGCTAGCGGAATTACATATAATGGAATTAACGGTTGGACTGATTTAGGAGAAATTACTCAACAATATGAGTATAATAGTGGAAGTGCAGCTACTGGATTAGAATGGATTGGAATTGGTCAATTAATTGATAGAGGATCTGGAAATAAAACACTTAGATTTACAATTAATCCAACAGCCTTTATCAATAGGGCGGTAAATATTGTAACAGTAACGGCTGGCACACTTAATGGAACAAATGGAACAGATACTATTACTGCATTAAATTTAAGAACAGCAACGGTTACTAAAATGCTAACAGGTCTTCAATTTGAAATTGATAGCGGAATTGCGAGTAGCGGTGCGGCAGCTACTAATTTTATTAATTTATCAATTACAGGTATGGGACTGTCATTTAGCACGGCTTCCGCATAAGGAGTGGTAATATATGGCAACTACTAATGGATTCTTTGGAAATTTACAAGGCCCATTTGCCGCAGATGAGGAGTTATTTACAAAGATTCAATCAGAATGTAAGGATACTATTGAATATATATCTAAATTGGGAATACATTATGTTGGAAACTTTGATTTAGATTTATTTGGAACGAGATGGAAACAAACATTTGTGAGAATTAATGGAATTGAATTTCAGATAGGAATTACACGAATGTTAGAATTATAGGATGTTAAAATAACTTCTATTCAATTTGTTGAAGATACTGATGATTTAATATATATAGATTATCAGTATCATAAATTTGATGAAGATAATGCTTAATGGATTACTTCTCTTATATATAAATAAAAAAATGGCGGATAGTAATTAAACTATCCGCCATTTTTTTATATTTTTATGAATAAAATTTGTTATAAGAAAATTTTAAAGTATTATTATCTAAATATACATATTTCATTGTTGTATCTAATTTTTCATGTCCTAAAATTTTTGCAACCTATTGAATTGACATACCGCGATGAATAAGATTGGTTGCCAATGTGCGACGAAATCTATGTGGATGAACATTTTCTACCTAAGCTCTCTAGCCTAATTTAACCAACATACGCCGTATTCCACCAGGTTGCAATCTTTTTTTGTTTTTGCCAATAAATAATGGCTATAAATTATCAGTATGTTCACTAAAATATCTGTTTAATATTAATGCCGTAACATCATCAATATAAACAACTCTTTCTTTATTTCCTTTTCCTTTTACTCTACACTGTAAATTTTTTAAATCAACATCGTCACGATTTAATGAAACAACTTCACTAACTCTACACCCAGTAGACAAGAAAAAACAAACAATAGCTTTATCTCGTGTTGTTTTACATGACTATTTTAATTTTTCTATTTCTGCGTTAGTAAAAGGTAAACGTATTTTTTTGGCGTATTTAATTGGAGCTAAATTGTTACATGGATTATTTTCAATTAAATGCTCTTTTTGTAACCAATTAAAAAATGAACTAAAAATTTCCCGCACACCTTCAATAGTAGAATCTGCATTTCCTCTCTATTTCATTTCCATTAAAAATCGACGCAAATGATAAACTGTAATAGATCGTACAGGCGTTTTTGTAAATACTAATAATTTAGAGATAATATATTTATATCTTTCTAATGTTTTTTCAGATCGTCCTTCTAATCGTTTCGCAGTTAAAAAAGAATCTAACATATCATTAGAAACTATATCTAAATCTGACTCTCCTATTGGTTCTAAGTTATACAAATCTAACTAGTCAGCGATAGTTTTTAATATATTATCTGTTGTGGTTGCGGAGAGTGTGTTATTAAATTCCTTTTCTAATTTTTTTAACATTAATTGTTTTGCCTCAATCGACATTATTTTTCTCCCCGTAATAAAAAAAATATAAAATTATATTAAAATAATTGTATATGATAATTAAAGAGATAAAATTATCTTTAATTATCATATACTTTTTGTCACTTGCTGTGTCCTTATGATTTTACAAAAAAGAAGTAACCAACGCAAGTAAATTTTAAAGAAAATCAAATTTGGATATTTTACAACATTTCATCAGAAAATTATAGGGATTATGTAGGAATAAGCGTAGTGATTAAAAGTGTCCTTTAAGTCAGCGACAATTTATACATAGTCAACAAAGTATCCCACGTTTTCCACCATGCAAGCGCTCATTAACCGTTCATAAGCATTTGCCATCCCGCCATATGTAACGGCTGTCGGATGCCCATAACTCTTATTGTCAAGATAGAAAGACGATGTGAAAAAGCTGTCATTGGTTGGATTAATAAGAGGGATTGAAAAGTGAGAAGCTATCCCCTCAATGGCAGAGTTGTACAAATCCGTCATTGACTTGTCATTCGTTGCAACAAGCTGTGATATAACAATTTTTGCATTAGGAGCGTGTTCCATTGTCTGCTGAATTATCCGACCATAATTCCCGTAAAAGGTATCAGCATTTTGCGTGTAGTCGCTGTCGTTAATATCTGCGTCTGTTCCTATATAATCAGCACCAAGCGATGTATCGTTAATGCCAAGGCACATGATATATAAATTTTGTGCAGGAGAAGCTAACATTTTAGCTAGACCGCCATCTTTACTTATGTCCGCTGTCAACCACGTCCGTGTATTGATTCCACCTAACCCAAGAAGCAGACAATTATTTCCTACCTTTCTCGATATGATTTTCCCCCAAGAATAATAATCACTATAGCCTTGTACCGCATCGCTAAACTTATATCTTCCTCTTGAATATGAATCTCCGATAACTCCGAAGTTTTCAAAAATTCCTATAGTTGTCAGATTCTCTAAATCCGTAGCTGTGCCGTTCCCAATTTCTATAAGGGATGCTGTTTTATAAATATCACTTATCGTTGAATCGTCAGTATAAGCAACACAAATCCTATACGACACAGCGTTTGGGTCACTTGCTTTATACAGTGCACCTCCGTTTTTCCAACCTGAATCAGCAACCACAGCTTCGCTAACGCTAAGATAAAACACTCTTGTTTTTACAGAGTCGTCAGCTTTTACATAGAAAAATGAATTGTCATAAGGGATAAGTTCGCTGACTATTCTTGTTAACGAAGATTGAATCTCCCCCGTTGGTGCATTAACGACGCCATAAGAGAAAGATGGCAATACAATCCCTTGCCTCTGCCTCTTGGACAGCACTGAATCTCGGTATGTGTTTACTTCTAATTCGCTTTGGAGAGTTGCATGAATTGATGAGGCGAACTGAATTATTACATTGTCCACAAAGTCATTAACATCAGTTATATCTGTGTCGCTGACATAAGCAACCATAATCCTCACTTTGTTGCCCCCCTGCGAACCGCTGTATGTCTGCGTCCCGTCTTTCCAATTGGTTGAACCGACAACCGTAGTTCCCGAATAGTAAACCACTCTTGACTTCATCGTTGAAGGTATAGTCACTGTATATCGTTCACCATTCACATAATCAATGTATTTTGAAGTCACGCGATTTGT